TATATATTAGGGCTTTGGGCAGCTGCTTCGGGTCTTATATTCGATATGTTTGACGAGGATAAGCATAAAGTTCCTACGATTCAAAGGGAATACATTGAATACTTTGTTTCCTGTGACTATGGTACGCAGAATGCCATGGTATACGGTTTGTGGGGTAAATGCATCGAAAAAGATAAAGAAGTATGGTACAAGGTGAAAGAGTACCGTTATAGCGGTAGAGAAACAGAAAAGCAGAAAACAGACCAGGAATACTACGAGGATTTTGAAAAATTCGTAGGAGATTTGCCAATCCGTGGCACTGTAGTTGACCCGTCCGCTGCTTCATTTATAGCTTTATTAGTTAGAAATAAACGAAAAGTATATAAGGCCCGAAATAATGTTAAAGAGGGTATTGGTAATGTCGGTGTTGCGCTAAACACGGGCATTATTTATTTTAACGACTGCTGTAATGAAACATTTAAAGAGTTCGCATCTTATATATGGGATGAGAAATCTGTAGAACGTGGTGAAGATAAGCCGCTGAAAGAGAATGATCACCATATGGATGAAACAAGATACTTCATTAATACAATCATATTTGGATTACGTAAAAAGAAGAAAAGGAAAAGAGGTGAAGCAGCTTAATGACAAATAAAAGGAAAGTTAGTGCGAAGGTAATTAAGGCAGCGGGAACAAATACTCAAGTGTTATCCCGTCAGCAAGAGAGCGAGAACGAAAAGTATGCTGTAAATGGCATCATTGAACCGCCTTATAGAATTGAAGACTTACAACAGATTAGGGAAAATAGTACAATTCTAGGTCAATGTATAGATGCGTATAAGCGAAATATCGCTGGATTTGGGCATGAAATGAAGTATAAACAAGAGGACGACAAGGAAACTCCTGAAATGAAGGCAGAGTGGTCGCTAGTTGATACAGAAGTCATACCTTTATTTAGTTTCGACAAGCCATTCAAAGAGATTCTCGAAACTGCTATTGATGATAAAGAGACGACTGGCAATGGTTATATAGAAGTTATTCGTAATTTAGAGGGGAAACCTGCTGAATTAATAAATATGTTACCACAGTACATGCGAGTGACTCGTAAAGATGACGAACCGCAAGAAGTAACATACTTAATTAACGGAAAAGAAATCAAACGAAAGAAAAGATTCCGTCGCTATGTGCAACAGGTAGGAGCAGTAGATACTTACTTTAAAGAATTTGGTGATCCGCGTTTCTTAAATAAAGAGACTGGTGAGTTTTCCGACGCTTCGTTAGGAGAGAAAAATGCTACTGAGGTCCTGCATTTGAAGATTGGAAATGGACCATATGGAATTCCGCGTTGGGTATCGCATGTCGTTCACATGGTTGGTGCGAGGAAAGCGGAAGAGTTAAACCTACGCTATTTTAAACAGGGAAGACATATCCCTATGGCCATCTTACTGAAGAACGGGATACTTTCCGAAGACAGTGAAGCAGCCATAACCGATTATGTTTCAAATGTTGAGGGTGAAGATAATCAACATAAATATCTTTTGTTACAAGTAGAAAGTGCTGAAGAAGGTGTTGTAGGCGATACACAACCTAATGTTGACATTGAATTGAAATCACTAGCAGATATCCTGCAAAATGATGCTCTATTCCTTGAGTATGACGAGAAGTCACGCCAAAAGGTACAATCAGCATTCCGTTTACCTGACGTGTATGTTGGTTATATTCGAGATTTTAACAGAGCAACTGCTGAATCTGTTCGTGAAATTACAGAGGAGCAGGTATTTGAGCCTGAACGTAATAACTTAGAGTTCATTATCAATAATGTCCTGCTGCTCCCATATGGTTTAAAACACGTATACGTGAATTTACGTAAGTCTGAGATTAGTAACACTGAGGATATGGTTAAAACCATTGAGGTACTTGCTGATAAGGGTGGCTTAACATTCCAAGATATACGTAATATTGCTGGTAATATGCTAAATAAAGAGTTCTCAGATTACGATATGCCAGAAGCAGACCAACCTGTAGCTCTAGTATTAGAACGTCATCGTAAAGTAAGTGGTTGGGAAAAAGGTCTGAGTGAGAAGTTGCAGAAGTCAGTTGATAGCGGTTCAAATGAAGACTTAATCAATGTAATGAAAGACCTACGTGACTTACTGGAGTCGATGCAAGATGCAGAAGATTGATAAGTTATTAGATTCATTAAATGAGTGGATTGAAAAGGCTGATACTGACGATTTTACTGCTTCATTACCTGCTGATCTAGAAGTATTGGACATGTTACCAGGATACGTTGAGGAATTTGAAAAGGAAATTGCTAAACTGCTTCGTAAGCAGAAGAAACACTTCGTCGATGGGATTAAGAACTATACGAAAAAAGATGCTGTAGAGAAGGGTATCAAGATAAAGGACATTATCGACTTTGTCACTGGTAGCCTATTTGGAGCGGATACCTTCGCTAAAAGCTTGAGTAAAGCGGCTAGGAAGTTTCTTAATTACACGATGAAAGATATGACGAAAGCTTTTATGGATGCAATTGACCCGGATATCCAGTTTAATATCTTCTCAAAACGAACCACAAAATGGATTGATAGTTGGTCGGATGAATTAGGTAAGATCATGAAGATTAACTCTCATAAAGCAGTAGAACGTATTTTAAATGAAGGATTAGAAAAGGGGAAAGGTATAAAAGAAATAGCAAGAGAACTTGCGAAACTTCCGGAATTTGATCGGAAGAGAGCGAAGACTACAGCGCAGACTGAAGTCCTTGCAGCATGCTCTGCTTCTCAATTTGAATCATATCGCCAATCCCCTGCGGTTACGGGTAAGAAGTGGCGTCATAGCGGTGCAAAGAATAACCAACCTCGTGATAATCACGTGGCGTATGACGGTACAACGGTGCTAGTAGAGGAAGAATTTGAATTACCCGGTTCTGGTGAGAGGTGTATGTTTCCGCGCGATAGTTCTCTATCTGCTAAGGAGAGAGTTAAGTGCAAATGTGTTATGTCTCCAGCAGTAGATAACAATATATTAGGCCTATCAGAAGAAGAGAAGCAGAAGATTAGGGAAGAAACTTTGAAGGAGTTGAACAAGAAATGAAGACTTCTAAAGCTAAAATGATTCGTATTTGAAAGGAGGTGAATAAATGAAAAAACGTAAGCTGAAGAACTTGCAGGTTTCACATGTCTCTTTTGTAGAGAATGGAGCAAACCAACGTAAGTTCTTTTTAACGAAATCAGAAGAACAACCAAACTTTGAAAAGCCTGTGAAGGTTATTAAGTCCGATGATGAAGCAGAACGTCTCGTCTATGGGATTGTATATGAGCCGGATACAATCGATGCTCACGGAGATTTCGCAGATGCTAAGACAATCGAAAAGGCAGCGCATGAGTTTATGCTCAAGTACCGCCAAATCGATAAAAATCACGACTTTGTAGCAGGTGTTGGAGAAGTTGTTGAATCATATATTGCACCTGCTGATATGGAGCTTAATGGCGAACCTGTAAAGAAAGGTACATGGATCCTTACTACAAAGGCAGATGAGGAAACATGGGAAGCTGTTAAGAAGGGTGAATTTCAAGGATATTCCCTTGCTGGAGTCGCAGAGACAGAAGTGATTGAGGAAGAAGTATCTAAAACTAAAGATAAACAAATGAAGTCCTTCTTCCAATTGGTGAAGGGCTTTTTTGGTGGAGAAAACGTTCAAAAGGGCGAGGTTAGGGATAAGTTTAACCAAAACAAACATCGCCGTGATGTAAATGCTTCATTCTCTGCTTTAGAAGATACTTTCTATCAATCGTTATGGAATGCCCCTACTGCTGATGCAATCGACTTAAATCGTATAGAAGCAGCTGCACTCGAATTCGTTGAGATTATCAATGAGTTGAAGGGTACAGAAGCAGTTGTAAAGGAATGGGAAAACAAACCTGCTATCTCTCTTGCTGTAGAAGTAGAGAAAGCAGGTAAGAAAATCAGCGCTCCAAATATGGCAGATATTGATGCTGCTATTGAATCATTAACAAATTTAAAAACACGCGTCACACCGTCACCGGAAGGCGCAGGAAGTGAGGAAGATAATATGAATCAAGAGCAAGTAGAGAAGTTACTCAAAGGTTTAGAGGAGATGCAAGGTGAGATGGCAACAATTAAGAAACATCTTAATATTGAGCCTGAAAAAACACCTGAACAAAAGATGAATGAAAAGGTAGAATTGCTAGAAAAACAATTAGAAGAACTTAAAAAATCTCAAGGTATCAGCAACCAACAAGATACTGATGGTACTACAAACGTACAAAAATCAGCTAGCGGTTACGCTGGATACTTTGGTAACTAAGGAGGAAACGAATATATGAATAACGGACAAATTATTGCAGGTGGTTCTACAGATATCGTTTTAAAAGATGTAAATGTACCATTACCACAGGCAGCAGCAGAAGCGTTTTTACGCGATACAATCAATAAAGCTACAGTATTACCTAAATTAAACCCATACTACAAGAAAGCTCCTGCTGGTAATATCGATACTTTAAGCGTAGGCAAGCGTAAATTACGTGAAGCGTCTAAAAATGATACTCCTACTGGTGTTGGTTCGATCGCACCTGGACAAATCCCTTACGCTGTTAAGAAAGTAAAATGGGATGAATGGATTCAAAACGATGATGTTTGGTATGCATTGGCTTCTCGTGGCCAAAATGTTGAAGATGTAATTATTAGCATGATTCAAGAACAATTTGGTACAGATTTACAGGACTTAGCATTCAATGGAGATACATCTTCTACTGATCCATTTGTTAAGATTATCGATGGATTTGTTAAAAAGGCTAAAGCATCTACAAATAAAACAGATTTAGCAGCCGAGGAAGTAACAGTTCAAGCGTTTGTTGATCATGTAGCTATTCTTCCAGAACGTTTCAAAACTCGAAAAGACATTGCATGGTTCATTACGCAAAAAACACATGACAAATTAATGTCTCTATTAACAAATCGCCAAACTAATTTAGGAGATGCGGTGTTAGTTGATGGTAAAGTTACTAAATTAGGAGGTTATGAGGTTGAGATTGTACAAGAAATGCAATCTGGATTTGCTATGCTAACGCCTCGCGAGAACTTAAAACCTGTATTTACTCGTGATGTACGATACAACCGTACTGCTCAAGGCGCTACTGCGGCCGCTAAAGATGCTACGTATCACATCTTATTTGCTTACTTAGACTGCGTTATCCGCGAAGTAGATGCAGTAGCATGGATGACTGGTGAAAAGCTGTAAGAAAGGAGCTAGCTAAATGCCCTTAGTTCAATATAAACAAAAGACAGGCGTTCTTCATATTGGTGGAGGACGCTATTTCTATGCAAACGAACCGCGCAAAGTAACCGCAAAAGAACGCGACGAGTTACTGAGTACCTATTCTGATTTAGAAGAAGTAAAAGAAAGCAAAACATCATCTAAATCTCAAGAATCGGAGTGATAAGCATGCCACTTATTACTGCTCAAGAATTAATAGATTACACTGTACTACCTGAAGTGAAGAATCGTCCTGTTCCTTTATTGGAGCAGGACATACTTGAGGCAGATACAGAGATTTATAATCTCTCTAAAATAGATTTTAGTGATAAGACGAAATATCCTGAGGTTCCAGAAGAAGTGAAGTTAGCGTGTAAGAAGTTGGCACAGTATTACGCTTATACAAACGCTGATACAACTGCAATGAAGGGTATTAAGTCTGAAAGTATTGGTAGTGGTGATTATTCTTATACAAAGGATAGTTCCAGTATTGTGAAACCTTCTGTATTATACCTTTTGCAAAAGTTTATGGATCATAAGGGTAAGAATAAAGTCATATTCAAAATGAGGGCGATTTAATGTCTCTTCAAGCGATGATGGTCCATGAGTGTGATATTTACCATTTGCAGAAGGAAACGAAGCCTGGTAAGTACGGGCAACCAGGAGAAGAGGTTTATTTATACCACGATACTCCTGATATAGCAGAACAAATCTGCTACTTTGCAGAGAATGTAGCAATCGCTAGACCTACTGCAATACAATCTGCGCCAAATCAATTAAATGAACAACATACAAGAGTGTTATTTATGCCTGGTACAGATATAAAACACAATGACAAGGTAATCAAGAAGAATACTAATGTCGTTTACTATATACGCAATCCCTTTCCGGTAGTACATCCACTTACTGGTGAGGTTTCACATATAAAGGCCACTGTAGAAAGGAAGAGTGAGCCATGGCTAGCCAAATAACGACTAGAGGATTTCGTGAGTTTAGCGCCAAGTTGAATCGTATGGCAAATGGACTGGATCAGAACGTTGCTTTATGGCTTGAAGCAAGCGGATTTCAATTTCTAGAAGAGGTGCAAAATCAAATCATTTCATTAGCGGTTGTGGATACAAGAAGACTGCTAAACTCGTTTGATAAGGGTGGAGATGGAAACGTGTGGCGCTCATCTGATGGTGGATTAACATTAGAGATTGGTAGCAACTTAAGCTATGCAAAATTACAAAATGATGGATGGCAGCAGGTAAGGAGATTTGTTCCAGGTAGATGGGAAGGACATAATTTCGAGTATGATCCACATGCACCTACCGGAATGATGCTTACTGCTAAATTTATTGAAGGTCGTCCGTATTGGGATAATGCAGTAGCAATATATGAGCGCATGTTCCAACGTTCATTTGACCGCCAATTTAAGCAATGGGTACAGAATGGAGCGAGATAATTATGTATGAGCAAATACATGGCTCTATGAAAGCTTTTGTATACGACAGTTTACCTGCTAATACATTCGCTTATCATGATCAAGTTCCAGAAGAACTAGTTATTCCATCGGTATATTATCCGATTTTATCTATAAATGATGATAAAACTTCAAAAGATCATTACACCTTACTATACACAATGGTAGTAAGGTTTTTTAATGCAACAACAGATAAGGCGATGCAAGAAGCAGAAAAGGTCGCTAATAAAATTAGAAGCAACAGTTACACAGTACATCTTCGAAATGAGGATGGTAGTGAATCGATTGATACGATTTATTTTCGGAGAGTAACAACTGCTCCAAGTGGAGTTGGTTCTGCGCAATTAACAATGATTTTTGAATACCAACAAGCTTATGTAAATTAAGGAGCGTGAAAAATATGGCTGAAACAGCTGGAACAGTTAAGAACAAAATGTACCGTGGTGATGAGTTTATTATCGCTGCTAAAATCAAGGATCAAACTAATCAGACAATATTAGTTAGACCATTTGACCAGACCGAAGACTCTCATAATATTGAAGCTGATGAAATTGAAGCAGAGTCAAAAGATAGATCATATTCCGATTATGGAAAAAGAAAAGAAACACGTTCGTTCTCTTGTACGTTAGCGGAAGGCGACCCGTATTATCCTGCTGTTAAAGCTGCCATTAGAAATGGTGAATATATGGAGATCTATGAAATCAATATGAGAACGAAAGAAGCAGAAGCTGGCAACTATATGATTACTTCTTTTGAACGTTCTTCATCTAACGGTGAATTTGTTTCTTATTCAGTTGAAGTAAAATTATCCGGATCTGTAAGAACAGAAACACTCACAGAAATCCCTAAAGGTGCAGGTCAGTAAAGGGCGGTTTTTACCGTCCTTTTTAAATTTGAAAATAACATCCAATTAAAAGGAGATTGATATAAATGCGTTTTGAAATCGATAAAAAGGAATACGAATTAAAACTTACTTTTGGAAACATCTATGAATTAAATAAAAAATATGAGGGCGGTTCAAACGAAGTTGTAATGGCTTGTATGCAAGGAGATTTAGAGCTGTTTGTTGATGCTATCTACTTTGGATTAATGCACACAAAAGAAGGATTTACACGCGATAAAGTCATGGAGAACATCGAAAAACAATTTGAAGAGGGGAAAATTTCTCAAGAATTCATTGAAGAACTTTTAAATGAGGTGGTAGCAGAAAGTACTTTCTACCAAAAGACAACAAAAAAGTTGAGAAAACAAATGAAGAAGCAGTATCTAGCCAAGAATCCAGAAGCAGCGGAGAACCCAGAGATGATGGAAATGGTAGAGGAAATGTTCGGGAAGGTCGAAGAATAAGAGAATTTACTCGCGAGGACTTAGACAAAGTTCAACAAGATGGGTTTAGATATTTAAAATTATTGCCTAGCGAGGTTATGGCGCTTACCCCTCGTGAATTCGAAAATTTGATGATAGGTCGGAATGAGCAACACCTTGATGAGTTACAAACAAATAGCGTGTTTGCCCTTATGATGCGTGTAGCCTATCATCATGATCCTAAAAAGAAATTAAAACCATCTGATTTATTCGACCGAAATAAGTTGAATGGAGAAAACAATCAAGATTTAACGATAGAAGAAAAAATGCAAAAAGCGCAAGAGCATATGCAATTCTTACAAACTCTCAACTTCAATTAGAAAGGAGGGAGAGATTTGGCCACACAAGAAGAATTAGTTGATCAGTTTAGGGCTGAAACTGATCAAATGCGTCGCGAGATTCAACAGATGCGTCGTGAAATGAACGATTTTGTCACATCAACCAGTCGAAGCTCTAGAGAATATCGACGTAGCATTGAAAATATGGGGAATGCTAACAGTGAATATAGTCGTAGATTAAGGCAAATGAAATACGAACAACGAGAAGCTATGAAGCCTCATATTGAAGAATTAAAACGAACTAAACTCGCTTATTTAGATGCTGCTATGAGCATGGCAACTTACTCTGGTAGTGCCCAGGATTTAATTGCTCAAGTTAACAGGATTGGTAAAGCAGAAAAAGCCGCGAATGATGAAATTATGAAACTAGACAGAATGAAACAAGCTAGTATTTTGCAAACCATCGGTATGTTGAACAATATGTCTACAACATCAAGTAAACTACAAGGTAACTTGCAACGTATGGGTAATCCATTATACAACGTTTCTAGAGGTGCTTTAGCAGCAACAAATGCAATGGAACGATTGGCTAACAGAAGTAGTGCCGCTCAACTAGCGTTAGAATTTCTTGGACCTACTGCGAATATGAAGCAGTTAAATGATCAAATTCGTATTATTAACCAATCTGTTATGGGGATGGGACAAGCGTTTTTAGTCGTTGGTGCTGGAGCAGTTATGTTTTATGGCAAATTGCATAAAGCTAATATGGAAATGAACCCTAAATACGCAAAGGCATATAAAGACATGATGGAGTCACTTACTGAAGCTTTACAGCCAATGAGGGATGCTTTTGCCGCTTTAATGATACCTATTTATAATTTTGTTAACACAATGGCGAAAATGGTCATTGCATTTAATGAAGCGCATCCTACTTTAGCGAAATTCATCCAAGGGACAATGATGCTCGTTCCAGCCTTAACACTCCTATTGCTGCCATTAGGTGCAGGAATGGGATTATTAAAAGGGTATAGAGCGGCATTTGCTGCTTTATGGATGATTATTAAACCGGCAGTAATGGTGTTAGCCATGGCGAGTCCTGTAGCATGGGCGCTAGCAGCTGCGATAACTGGTTTAGCTTTAGGGTTTACTTATGCTTATAAAAATATAGAACCATTTAGGAACGCAGTAAATAACGTGATAACCGTTTTTAAAGCGTTTTGGCAAGTTTTACAAGGGAATAGTGATGGTGCAGCTAGTATGCTCACTTCTCTAGGGATGTCACCAGAGAATACTAGAGCAATCATATCATTTGGTGAAACAGTTCGAGGGGTAATTGAAACAATTAAACAAGTTTTTTTAAGCTTTGCAGTATTCATGCAAGGCATTTTTGCGTTGTTCGCAGGTGATGAAGAAAATGGAACAGCATTATTAAAATCGCTAGGGATGAATCAGGCAACAATTACAACGGTTGTTAATACTGTATCGTCTATCAAGCAAGCGATAAGCGAATTTTTAAGCGAAATCTGGTCCTTCATGACTGCGATCGGAACCCAAATAGCCCAATTTTGGCTAGAAAACGGTAGTCAGATAAAACAAGCCTTTTCTGATTGTTGGTCCGTAGCGAGTGAAATAATAAAATCGGTAATGCCGATTATAGTCGCAGTTTTCCAATTTGCGTGGCCGATTATTAAAGAGATTGTGATTGGAACGCTAGAAGCGATACGTGATTTTATACAAGGAATTCTAAAAGTTATACTCGGAATCGTGAAAGTTTTTTCTTCCCTTTTTACTGGCGATTGGGCTGGAGTTTGGGAAGGGGTTAAGGAAATTTGGTTCGGAGCACTAGAAGCAATTTGGGGTTACCTGCAATTATGGGGTGCTGGGAGAGTCCTAAAGTGGCTTGGTAAATTTGGAAATGACATAGGTCGGTTATTCGGTAAATTTTGGGGAGATATAAAGAAGATTTGGAATGATGCTCTTGCAGATCTATATGTATTCTTCGGTTCAAAATTAGAAACTATAACCCGTCTAGCGCAAAGTTGGGGCGGTATGTTCAAAAATTTCTTTGTTGGAATTTGGGACGCTATTATAGGCGGAATACAAAATAAAATGAATAATGTGGTTTCGGCTATTGGGTGGGTACTAGGGCAAGCGGTAAATACAGTCCAGCGTTTTGTAAGTTACTTTTTCACGATTGGCCAACAAATGATTTCTGGTCTTATTAATGGTATTTACAGTTATGCTAATAAACTTATAGACCAGGTGTTTAATATTGGTCGTTCCATAAAAGATACTATTACCGGATTTTTCCGTATCCATTCTCCTTCACGTGTGATGAGAGATATAGGGGTGTACGTAGGTCAAGGTTTAGATCAGGGAATGGATAGTATGATAAACCCTCTTGTGCGTACTGCATTAGATATGGCGTCTGCTGTTAAAGATGGATTCTCAAGTTTGACAGAGTCTATTCAAATGGGTGACATTCTTCCTGGTAGTGTAGTAGCTCCTGTGATACCTTCTATTTCAGGAAGTTATAAGGCTCCATCGTATGTATCTGGTGTTAATTCCTCATCAGATTTCGGGCAACAAGCAATGATTAACTCCCAATCAGCTAATGTTGCAAGTCAAAATGACAATAGATTAGTGGCAGCTGCAGTTAAAAATCTAGGTGACAAATTAGATAATCTACAAGTTGTTATGGAAGGTGAAACAGTAGGACGTATTGTACGACCTCATGTAAATGAAGGGAATGCAGTCGAAAACACAGTAAGGAGGTATTTCTAATGGACGTGCAAATCACAAGAATGAATGGACAAACTATGAAACTATCTGACATAAACGTTCAGGTGCAAGACTTCCGTGTGGGATCGATTGAAATGCGTCCTACCTATATAGATGTAGAAGGCGCAAGCGGAAGAATTAGCACAGGATCTACTTATGGGGTACGGAATATAACTGTACCCTTTTATTTTAAAGCGCAGGATTTATTAGATGTAGCAATAACGCGAGATAAACTATTTGAGATGATACTAAGTACAGAACCTTTCTATATTCGTGAATTACGACGATTAGAGTATCAAAATGGAGATAATCTAATTGTTAGTGGCAAACGATATAAAGTAAATATGTCCTCTACATTCGATATAGATCAGCAACTCAAATATGGATTTGGTGAATTGGAATTTGAAACAGCAGACTTGCCATTTGCTGAATCGATTGGTAAGTCATCAGATATTCAACGTGATGGAGTTAATCCAGGGAGTGGATTATGGGGAGCTGGTATGGGAATTATCAGTGATCCTGCTTCAAGGGTATATAAACATAAAGCCGTAGCAGGTCAACGATTTCAAATTTTCAATCCTGGTAACATTCCAGTGCATCCTTTTGAACAAGAATTAAAAATAACAATTAGTGATGTGGCTGGTAGCACAGCAGGATTTATGCTTAAGAATCATACAAACCTTAGCACTGCAACAATAACGTCAGCTTTATATATTACAGACACCATTATTTACTCAGGTCCCAATATAGGTAGGAACGGGTTATCTTTTTTAAGGAATACAAAGAAGGATTTCATTGAGCTTGTCCCAGGGTGGAATACCTTAGAAGTGTTTAATTGCACCTCAGCAACAATAGAATTCGATTTTAGATTTTACTACAAGTGAGGTGATTTAATATGTATGTACGTGATTTAGAAAATATAGAGTATATCACACAAACAACTTATTTAATTGAAGAAGAATTAAATGGGAATTGTGTGTTTTCTGCAAAGATACCTCCTAATAAAGTGAATTTAACATTTCTTAATAGACTCTCAGAAATGTGGACTTTAGTCGATGATAATGAAACGGAATACAAAGTTGTTTACCTGAAGAAACAGGGTGAAGGGAAAACATTAACTGCTGAGATTAAAGCGGTACCGAAATTTTATGATGACTTCGACAATGACCGTGTGTATGAAGAATATAATCAATACTTTACTGCGAATGCTTGCTTTGCAACTATTTTTAGTGGAAGTGGCTATGTTTATCAATTGAATGGTAGTTACAATTCGTTACAATGGGAAGGATTCGGTGGTGGGTCTACCCGACTTGAAATGTTTAAAGATGCATTGAATCGTTATGGGGCAGAATTTAAGGTGCTCGGCAAGGTTGTAACCATTGAACCGCAAATCGGAGTTGACTTAAACGTCATGTACCGCCATAGATTGAATGCTTCAAATATAGTTCAAGAAGTTGATGCATCAGGTTTTTGGACATACGCTAAAGGTTATGGTGATTTTACAGAAGAAGATGGATGGCAAGGTGCTAAATTGATTCGTGAGTATACATCACCGCTTGCAAGTATTCCTGGAATCGGAGTGCGTCACGCGCCACCTTTAAAAGACGGTCGTATAAAATTAAATGCAACAATGGAAAACAGTTTAAAAAAGATTGTGAATGAAAGTTTAAAAATTAGCGTAACTGCCGATATACATGATTTAACGAAACAGAAATACCCGATTGCTCAGAGTGGACTTGGTGATCGGGTATTTCTAATTGATGAAAGAATTGGATTGGACGCAGAAGTACGTGTTGTAAATCGGAGTGTATTACGTGATTGGCGCGGGAATATACTGGATGTTCAATTGACCTTTGGGAATCAAGACATTACCAAAAGGTATCAGTCTAATTTAGATCATGCCGCTAAAACAATTAATGATTTGATAGAGGGGCGAGAAAAGCTCCCAATCAATGCGATGGCAGCGGAAGTTGCGAATGTCACGAGCATGATTTTAGGTGTAACTAGTGAATTAGATATCACACCACAAGGGTTAATTGCGAAGGATAAGAATAATCCCAATTATGTTGTAGTCTTGAATAGTGCCGGATTAGGTGTAAGTACTGACGGAGGAATGACCTTTAGGAACGCAATCACTGGCCGAGGTGTTGTTGCGGAGCGTATATTAGCAGGAGAAATTAAAGGTTCTACACTACGCACTGATAGTGGCTCTAACTATGTTCACATAGAAAAACAATTCATCCGCTTGATGGAATCGAATTTAACACGAATGTATTTCGGTTACTACTGGAATAAAAATGGAAGAATGCAACCTACAATTCTTCTACATGAGAACGTTGATTCTAGCGTATTTAACGACGGAACAATGGCAATTTCACAACAAAATCTTGGTGATTATTATACTGCAAGTGTGGGAGTAGTTAAAGGCAGAACAATTACGGGTGATCCAGCGTTTCCAAGTTCGCTTTATCTCAATTCAAATGGAAATACTCATCTATTTGGAGACAATAAGACAACAATTACGGGTGAAATGGGAATAGATTTTCGTTCATTTAAACAGATAACATTCAATGCTGGCGGGTCAGTGTCGTTTAATACTCAAATAAGTACACAAGGAGTAAATATTGCTGGTGGAGGACCGGACTCTTTAGGGACTATCAAATACATGAACGGAAGTAAAGGCTGGGGAGCTTATCTTCATATAGGTACAAACGGATGGGCATTTATGAACATTTCAATATAGGAGGTATTTATGACATATCAATACTTAGGAGTAACAGTAACGATTTCTGAAGACGGTTCTGTAAAAGTACCATTAGATAAATTATCCGATATTGGTGTTAAACCTGGTGATGTAGTTGAGATTTTCTCAGATCACGACCAGGTTTATTTGCGTAAAACAGATACATTTTGTGAGTTGTGCAAAAAGAATGCTCATTTGCATAAGTTAGGAACGTTAAATGTGTGCTCTGATTGTTTAACTAACTTGCAGCAACAAGCAACGCAAGTATCGCAATAATAAAAGAGGTGAAATCAATTGGCAGAAATACTTAAAATAAGAGAAATAACAATTGATACGATGCAACACAAGGAATTCAATGTAAAAGAAGAGGAACTGAAGCTCATCCGGTTTTATCAGAATGATTTAAACTCTGCCAAACTATTAATCAATGTTACTCATGACAAAGTAGTAACAGATTTTTCATCTGCAACAAGTGTACAAATTGCATTTTTAAAGCCTGATTGTAAGCGAGTATTTCAAGATGTGCAGAATGTGAATCAAATGCAGGGTAAGTACTATGTTGTTTTAAGTACGCAAACTCTGATTGCTTACGGTAATGTCATTGCACAATTGAGATTTACTTTCCCGAATAACAAAGTAATTGAAACTTGTAAATTCGCATTTACAGTAGATGAATCAATAATGTCTGATGATGCAATGAAATCTACAAATGAATTTCCAGTAATCCAAAAAGCCATTGAAGCAGGTAAGAAGCTTGAAGGTGTAGATATTGATGGCATTATTGCAGCTGGGGAATTAGCAAAGGGGGCGGTTAAGAAATCAGGGGATACCATGACAGGTAATCTTGACTTAGATGTTACATCTTCTACAAAGGCTATCCGTGCCACTAGTGGGGGAGTTAGACAACAAGGGTTATTCTTTGATCCCTCTGGAGATTTCGGAATGTATGATTGGGCTTCATCTAAAGGAATATTCAAGTACTGGAAAGCTAATAACCTTTTAGAATTTTTAGGTAACGTTAATGTGTATAAGAAGACGGAAATCTACAATGGATTCACTACAGGAGAAGGTAAAGCTATAAGTAGGAATGATACTGATTTAAACGACTTAATAGAAGCAGGTCAATATACTGGACAGAGAATGAAGAACACTCCAGAGAATAGCACTGCATTCTTCTATGTAGAAGTTATCCGTTACGGTGCTGCTGATGCGTACAGACTTCAAAGGGCTACTAACTTATCAGGTAACACTATCAAGATGTATTTCCGAGTTTTAAACAATAATGTGTGGACTCCTTGGATGACTATAGCAGACACAACGAACATGCAGTTAGATATATCAGCTCCAAACGGTGATGCCTCACTTCAAGCCAGATCAGGTGAGGATATTCTTGCTAAAGTGCTAGGCGTCGGAAGAGGTTTCCGTACATTTTATGCGGCTGGAAGTGCTTTGAATACTCCTAACACGCTAGCCATTAGAGGAGTTTCAAACATGCACGGAACTTCTTACGGGTATGCTATAGGGGTCACAACGGACAACCGTGTATGGTCTAACTTTATAAATGGAACTACGTGGTCAGGTTGGAAGTGTGTAAACGGTAATGATAAAGACGGACGAGCTAATATAAACTTGACAGCAGATGCTGAGTTATTTACAGGTAACACCGTCATAGCGGATAGACGCGGAAATACAGTTACGCTTAGGGCTCCGTTTAGAAAGAAATCAGGAGGGAATACCGCTCCGATGTTTACACTTCCAGTAGATATGCGCCCAACATTAACGGTACTGCAGAATGTATCATCAATAGATGGTGTACAGGGCTTGTTTGTTATCAACTCTAATGGAGAAGTATGGATGCAAGATTTAGGTTCTTCATCAGTCACTGGTAAGAGTTTCTACATTACGTCAACATACGTAACTAACTAAAAGGAGGAAACCACATGGCTAAATACTACGGTTATTGTTATGACGAAGAAGGACGATTCACTGAGATGATCTCCTTGGCAGAAAAAGAAATTTACGAGAAACAAACATTCTATCGAGAAGAAACGAAAGAAATTGTCACAGAAGAGAAACTATGTGAGCTACATCAATCTATTGAGAACGGGACATATAAATATCAGGAAGATGAAGAACCTCCTATTAGTAAATATGATTGCCCTGACTGTGTTCAATACTATGTTAGATATGAAACAATTAAAGTCCCATACGAAGAAGATGTGGTTATAGGTTATGAACCAGACATTCCTGCAAATTGCACTTTGGAAGTTTGTCCTGATGGAATTTATTATCCATTATTTAAAGATGGAAAATGGGTAAAAACAGTGGAACCTAAACCCGAAGAACCCAAGCCTGAAGAACCATCTGAATTAGAAAAAATTAAGAAACAATTAGCTGATATTCAGAAGGAACTCGAAGATATCAAAAATCAGAAGCCGCCAACTCTTGAAGAACCAGAAGTGCCAATAGCATTTGCAGCACCTATACAAGATACACCAGATTATGAACACGAAATTAATAAAATTAAGCAGGTCATTCCGGATTTAGGAGAACAAATTGTTGATTTAAATAGTAGAATAGCTGATTTAGAGAACAAAGAGCAGGTTTAATTAACTGGTCTTTTTTATTTTTTAGAAAAGGAGCTGAACTAATGACAATTGAAATCGGTGTGCTAATCGCAGTATTATCTCTTGCGATTAGCTACTTTGCATACTCTTTAAACAGAACAAAATCTATTAAATCTGACGGGCAACAAAGCGCAGAAATGAAAGCGGAATTGGGTTATATCCGTAAAGGTGTTGATGATATCCGTATTGATTTGAAAGCTAGTGAAAAACAAATGATTGCTCTTGGAGAACGTGTTACACGAGTCGAAGAGAGTTCGAAACAAGCTCATAAAAGACTTGATAATTTGGAAAAGGAGGCTAATTAAAAATGCCACTAACAAAAGAAAATATTTTAAAACGTTTGCGCAATTGGAAGACATGGATTGCGCTCTTTTCATGCTTTGGACTGATTTTATCAGTGTTTGGAGTAACTGGATTTGAAGGCATTTTGGAAAAGGTGCAGCAAGCTGTTTATTTATTTGGTATTGCACTAGGTATTTGGACAAGTCACGGAGATGGTACCGATCAAAACGAAAAAGGAGATGTTGAATAATGAGAGTATCAAGCCACGGAGGACATAATGCTATTGTACCAGGAGCTAACTGGGGTAATCGTAAAGAACATCTAATGGATCGTGAGTGTAATAAGGATTTCATTAATAAATTGTGCGCCCTAGGTCATTCTGTAGAGGATGATACTGATGATGTGGGTCGCACAGCTAATGCTATCGTAGGTAACCAAGTTAGGAATATTAACGATAGACCTAATGATGTAGGTTTTGCATGGCATCTTAATGCATCTAACGGAGAAGGGCACGGAGTAGAAGTGCTTTGTTACTCTGCAAAGGAAGCGCCTATGGCAGCACGTATCTCAGCGGAAATTGCAAAGCGTACTGGATGGAAAGACCGTGGAGCTAAGATACGTCCAGATATTGGAGTAATCCGCTCATCTAACTGTCCGTTCTTCCTTGTAGAAGCAGGGTTTATTGACAATGAGGGTGATATGGCTAAGTGGAATGTGGATGCAATTACTTCAGCGGTAATCTTCGCTTACTTTGGACAAGAATGTGGAGTAGGAAGCTCAATTGTCGCGCCTACTCAGCCAAATAAACAGAATATCATCCAAACAGGATCGTTCTCACCATATGAGGTTCCTGATGTAGCAGGAGCTATGAAATCTCTTAATATGACAGGTACGTTTCTTCTCCAAGGAGATGGATTAACTTTCGTAGTAACAGATCCTACGAGTGATACACAATTAAAAGCAATGAAAGAGTATCTTGACCGTAAAGGTTGGTGGTATGAAGTTAAATAAAACAAAAGAATAGTTTGATGAACAAAAAAGAGCCGTCATTTTACGGCTTTTTTTATTATAAATCAGATATTTTTCTAACTTGTTTTCCCTTCTTCTTAAAAGCCTTTTTATTTTCTTTGTACTCTTGTGTTATCGAATATGGGTTGATACATAAAAAAAGAGCATTTGGACAATGCTCTTTTTTGTTTTATACGAATTAACTTAAAGATTCAATTGGTTTATGATGAAATTCAAACCCATAACCTGCTTCACCTAATTGTTCACTTACCATGTTATAAAACTTCTTACCATAGTAACTAGGAACATGTTGTGCATACACTTGAATGATAAAATACTTTCTGCCAGCTGTATTAGGAACTTTTTCATATATTTCTTCACTTTCAATAAAACCTAAATATGTATTGATTTTATCTTGTAAAAGTAAAATATGTTCACCTTCTATTTCTTCATTTTCCCAATTTAAAGCATCAAATATCGTTAAATATACATTATTTTCATTTTCATCATCTATTAAAACTAAATCGACTTGATCTGTATCATGTAGCGCCATATGAAAGCCTCCTTATTTTTCTTTTCTTATTACATTTATTTTAGTTGGTGGGATTTCCTCTAAATGCTCAAATGGCGGTTTATTCCTACTTTTAACAATCGCGCCAGATTCCTCAATTTCAGGGAATGCTTTTTTCTGATTCTTTGTAAGAGGTGCTGTCATTGATGATTTTAATTCCACTAAATCAATCTTCCCGTTAGGATCTTTACCTCCTATATCTATACGTGTTCTTACCCCTGATTTTGTTTCAACAGTTATTTGTTCCGTTATTTCTGATTTAGGCTTTTGTTGTTTGATAGACTCGAACATTTTTGTCTCATATTCTTTTCCTGTTATCTGATTTGCTTTTAAGGTTTTTCGTTGTTTTTCTAATTTTGCTGCTGCATCTATACCATCGGCAACTTTTTTAGCGCCTTTAACAACTTTAATTCCTTTACCAACTGGAGTAAGACCTGCTACAAGCATTACCCCTGCAAGCCCACGTTCCCATCTTGAAAGTTTCTCACCAGTTTCAGGGTCGACACCTTCCATAACACGTTTTGCATCATATTCACCAGTCAATTCTCCGGCTATATCACGAGCTAATTTCCCGCCATCAAATCCTTCTTCACTAGAGGGTTTACTAATAGCTGTATCTTCTTCTAGTGTAACATCTTGATTATCTGTATTGCGAAATTTCTCGGCGATTCGCTTCAAATCTTCTTCTACTTGTACAATTGAATTGATAGATGTAAAAGCCTTTGGTTTCGCATCGTTGAACATTTGAACGAAATGTTGATTAGAAGCACCGATCCATTGAGAACACAAATGATCAATTTGATTACATAAATTATTATGTATGGATTCTAATGCGTGTCTGGTATTACTTGCACGATTTGCAACTTCTTCTAGCATTTCAGGCGTTACCTTGATTTGAACCATTTTTCCCCTCCTTCTCCCAATTAAAATTATGAGATAAAAAGAAAAAAATGTAAATACGGAAACTTTAGATTAGTATAATAATATTTATGTGAAATAAAATCTGTTTAATTGTAAATAAAGCTTATGTGTATGTAAAGTAACAATAAGAGACACGATTGTGAGCCGCCTTTTATTTTGCATCAATAATATCAATAAATTTCAACGTCATATTATTGTAAAATGCATCCGTACAAATTATAGATTTATTCAGCGGGTCAATATCAACGACGGTCATATAGTTAGTAAGTAAAAAACCACCTTCATAATATGTAATCAGTATTTCTTCTTCAGATAATAATGAACATAATAGCATGTTCTCAATAAGTTCCTGTTCATCCTGGGTTAATGTAGGTCTTTCTACCTTCGTCTTTTCTTTAACAATTTCACGGATACCAGCGAATTGCTCTGGCATCGCTGCGAATGGAGTCCATTTAACCATTCCTCTTCCCTTTGGCATATTAGCGTTGTTCATGCTTTATGTCCCCCTAACAATGTGTTTCTGTATCTTGCTGTTGCACTATTTGTATACGAAATTCCTCGTAATATGCTGTTCTTACCAAATTTAGTGCGTATTTCGTCCATTACTTTAGTTAGTTTCATTTCTTTTTCTCGTTGTATTACGTTATCGAATAGTGAGATTTGTTCTTCTCCTTCATTGATTAAGTTAGTTAAAGAAACATTGATGGTTCTAATGGGCTCCCCAGTATAAAACTCATGTAAAAAATATGTACAAATCTTATAAATATCCATAGTTAAATTAGTTGGTCGGTTCATAGTGTGAGTTTTTCTGAAGCCACCAGCGTAATTTTTACTGTAACCAATAGAAAAATGGATAGTTTGAGCTAGTTTGTTTTGCCTTCGCATTCGATAACAAACCTCTTCAATATGTTCCAGTAGAATAATCGGGAATTCTTCTATGGTGTAATCACGCATAAGTATTTGGCTTTTACCAATAGAAGTTGTTGCCGGAACGTATTTTTCTGATATTCGGCTAAAATCAATGCCGTTGCTATGTAAGTGTAGTTCTTCGCCGATGACCCCAAAACTTTGCTTTAGGTATTTGAGTGGGTACTGTGCTAAGTCTCCGATAGAATGTATTCCTTTTCGGTTTAACTTCGCTTCTGTTTTCCCTGAAATCCCCCAAAATTTGCTGAGTGGTCGTATTGGCCATAATTTTATGGGTACATCTTCGTACTTCCAGTATGCTATACAATCTTTCGTTTTCTTTGCTTCCACATCTAAGGCAACCTTGCTCATCAAAGGATTAGGACCAATCCCTATCGTGCATTCAATTCTTGTCTTTGCATATATCTCACGCTTGAATTTCAATGCAAATTCATATGGATCGTTAGCAAATAAATGAATACTATCCGTAATGTCCATAAAGAACTCATCGATAGAATATTGGTGGAAATCCTCTACAGGAACATATTGTAGGGCTAATTTCGTGATGAAATTAGAGCATTTTATGTAAGTACTCATAATCGGATTTACCACAAGGATATCTTTACGACGTGGTATTTCATACAATCTCGCCATTTTCTTAACGCCCAATGCTTTTAATGGTGGAGTTGCAGCTAAAACAATTGAACCACTCCTATTCACATCACCTACCACAGCTAATTTAGTATGGAGTGGGTCTAGTCCCATTTTGATGCACGATACGCTTGCATAGAACGAACGAAGATCTACACATAAAACAATTCGATTTGGCAATATTGAATAGTCATACACCGTTATTCCCCCTAAATAACAGAACGTTAGTTCTTATTATATACGAATGTATGTTCTTTTATGAAGAGGTTTTTTTAAAAAATAAAATCGAATCAATATAATCGGTTTTGGGTCAGTTATTTTTCTAATCAAATCAGTGTCCTATCCAATTGCATCCGCTGTAGCGTTATGCGCGGTTTGTTCATTATGGTAGGTAGCCAGGAACGGGGATTCTCGCTAATAAGTCGTGCAGGGATTGGCTATATTGTAGTCCAAATGATTCCATTGTTTATGAGATTGCTTGTAGAGATCGCTAAAGCTATTTAGTCCTACACTGTTAGGGCTTTTTCTTTATATAAAAATAACTGTTTATCGTTATTAACAAACAACATATCTTAACTAAACATTCGAAATTAACTGTTTTATATTTCTAAAAAACCTATATATTTACAATTGTTTGTTTTGAAAATATGATTAGATGGCAAGCTATAAAATTATAAAAAAGGGGGCTTTTTTATGTTTAAAAAGTTAGTAATAGGAACGTTAACTACTGGTATTATCTTCTCTGGGGCAGTAGGGGCTTCAGCTGCTGAACTTAAAACTAATAGCAACGTTGTGGAGACAGACAAAAGTTCACAATTATTAGGAACATACTATGAAAGAGCTTACAGTAATAAAGAAGATATAGAAAAGGAAATAGAGGTTGATGGTAAAATATTGACCCTAAAATCTTATTATTTTAATTACAATGCAGTTTTATGGATAGCATTATACCAATAGTTGCATGACAGTATATAAAGAAAAAAAGCTCTGTGTTCACAGGGCTTTTTTTCTTTGCAGGAATTTCTTAACCATCATGGAATACTGTCACTAGGAGGTGTTGTGACGTTATGACGGACGAAATTGTTTATTCCGCAAGTGAAGTATACAAACGACTAGGAATAAGTGATAGCACCCTTAGAAAGTACATGGAAGTATTACAACGCGAAGGATTTGCTGTGAAGAAGGATAATCGTGGCAGACGCCAATACACAGACAGTGACATTATGGTTATTGAGAAACTAATTGAGCTTAGTAAGCATGACGGTATGACGCTAGAGAAGGCAGCGAAGATGATTGCGCAGCAAATTGAAAAAGTTAATCCGGATCTGATTCAAGAAGAGCCTGAAGAAACGGATTTAGTGCCATTCCACATTAAACAGCAATTACAGGAACAGTATAACGTTATGGCGCAAGAAATGAATCAAAGCATGTTAGCAATGGAGAAGCGATTAAGTGACCAAGCGAAGCAGAGTAACGAGGAAATCAAAGCGAGCGTAGAAGCGCATAATGAACGTGTGGAAAAACGATTAGAAGCGCGGGATGAGACGCTTATGAAGACGCTACGTGAGATGCAGGAAGCGAAGAGAATGATGCAGGAGTTTCGCGATGAGGTTGCTGCAGCGAAAGAGAAGAAAAAGCCGTGGTGGAAGTTCTGGTAAGAGTAAGAAGAGATACCGCCAGCATTTTTGAAGAAAAACACGCTAAGCAAAAAATACAATAAGCTGTCCATATGGACAGCTTATTTACATAATTTTCGTTATTGGAAGTTATTTTGTATATTGGGTAACTTTGCTCACCCCCCTGAAAAAGGGGAATACACTTAATTTATAAGAAATTTAAACGTAATGTCAAAAATTGTACTTTGTGATATAGCCAAAAATGTAGAATTTTTCATTTCAAAAATACAACTTATTTATATTTGACATATGTCGATACAGTTGTAGAAGATTCGGAATATTTTGTATCAATCTCACTTCTTTTAGGAGGGAAGAATCAAGCTAGCGACTACTCCGGCGTGATCGGACGGCCAGAGAGCAGTTGAAGTTCTGTCTTGCTGTTCTTCTCCTACGAGATCCGCTACAATTGGGTTCCAACCGTTTTTAAACAAAATAAAATCTATTCTTCTGTTTAGAGAGGACGCAGCATTCAATAGATCAGAATCTTGGCAACAGGTAAATCCCTGTCCTTCACCTACCTCTATCCAAACATCTTGAAATCCAGCATTGATAAAATTCCCGTATGTTGGTGTGCCAGTTCCGTTAGCATTTGAATTTAGATCTCCTAGAAGGATCAACGGTAGATTTGTATTGGCTGGCCCTGTCAGTAATTCGTTTCCTTGGGCGACTTGAACTGGAGGAGAAAGCGGCTCCAAATGGGTATTGATTACTCGGAAAATACGTCCGTTTGCGCTAACATCGATAGATGACCATCCCCGAGGAATAGTGAAAGGTTGCCCGCCAACTAGTATCGTTAGTTTCGCTTCAAAATTGGCTTCTTGCTTTTGAATAACCTTGAACCCGGATTCTTTTCGGATCAATATGACGTCCCTATCCAAAAAACCTACTATATTTCCAGTACTGCTTGGCAGTTGCACTGAGTTATTTTCGTTTAGGGCTGCCACTTCATAATGTAATCCCATTTTTTTCAACTCACTTAGCAGCAATTTTACAAAGTCGTATGTGACTGTTTGCAAACCGGGAACAAATAGTTGCCAGAGTTCTGCTTCTTGTAATCCAATGATATCAGGTTTCTTCAAAACGATTTGTCTGGCAATTGTTTCCACACGGATAGGGAAATTGGTCGCAAGAAATTGCCGAAACACTTCTGTTACCGCTTGTCGTAATTCTGCTTGTGTAGTAGCGAGTACAAGCGGTGTAAAATCCGCACCTAAATAAAGATTCCACGTCATGATTGTTAGTGGTCCTTGGGGTTCTGGAATTGGAGAGACAGCAGGTGGAAAAGCAGGAAAAAGTCTACGACAGCATTTTTTATGTTTTGAAAAATATGAGTTCAAAACAGTTCACTTCCTTTTTTTGAAACTAAATATAATTATTTATATTCAAATCGAATAACTTAGCTTGTATGTATATCCTATACATATAAAGTTAACATAAAGCCCTATTATCGGGAGTCAATATATTTAGGAGCTTATCAAAAGCCCTTCAGTTAAGTGCTATGAAGGGCTTTTGTATTCACATAATCAAGGTTATTAGTAGTTGTATCCGAATATCGTGAAAATTGCTAATCCATTAGGAAAATCTAAATCTCCTGCACCAAACTCGCCTACACGAACAGGAACCGTAGGATTAGTAATACTATAAATTTCTACTGTGTTATCCCCAGTGTTTGCTATATAAAGAGTAGTATCTGTAATAGCCAATACGGCAGGGCCATTTAAATTACCTCCATTAAACTCTCCTATACGCACTGGTATTGTGGGATTGGAAATGTCATATATTTCTACTGTATTATCAGCAAAATTTGCAACATAAAGAGTGGTACCTGTAATAGCTAATCCCGCAGGAATATTTAAATCTCCAGTACCAAATTCTCCAACACGAATTGGAACCGTAGGATTAGTAATATTATAAATCTCCACAGTGTTATCCCCAGTGTTTGCAACATAAAGCGTGGAATCTGTAGTAGTCATTCCAGAAGGAGCATTTAAATTACCTGCATTAAATTCTCCCACATGTACAGGAGTTGTAGGATTGGTAATATTATAAATCTCCACAGTGTTATTACCACCATTTGCGACATAAAGAGTGGTACCTGTAATAGTTAATTGATCAGGAACATTTAAATCCGCTGTACCAAATTCCCCTATACGTATAGGGGATATAGGGTTAGTAATATTGTAAATTTCTACACCATCGCCCAAATTTGCGATATAGAGAGTAGTACCTGTAATAGCCAATCCCGCAGGACCTAAACTAGTTACTGATGCAAACTCTCCTACACGTACAGGAACCTTAGGATTGATAATATTATAAATTTCTATCGTGTCATCATCGATGCCCCCGTCAGTACTAGATACATAAAGAAATTTAGCTTTCACAATAATAGGAGGGACAGCGGGTGGAAAAGCAGGAAAAAGTCTACGACAGCATTTCTTATGTTTTGAAAAATATGAGTTCAAAACAGTTCATCTCCTTTTTTGAAATTAAATATAATTATTTATATTCAAATCAAATAATTTAGCTTGTATGCTTATTTAATAAAATTAATGATGTATATTCTATACATGTAAGGTTAACATAACGTCCCATTATTGGTAGCGAAGAAAAAGACGAATTCCTACTCTCACAAGGGAATCGTCTTTTTTGTTCTATGGATCTATGCATTTTTTTATACATTCCTATCCTGGTGCGGTTTTAAGGTTCTTGTCTGTTATTGGATTAACCGAAATACTGGCGGTACCCCATGCCCATCAACTTAAGAATTTTATAGCGTCCTCAAAACGAAAAGCCCTACAAAAAGTAGGGCTTATTTTCTGTCAGAAACTATGTCGTTTAGGGTGTTCTGCTCATGTGCATCCAATTTATTAGTAATGTAGTAATCTAATATTTCATCAATAAGCTCATAATTTTTCATGTCTTTCATTGTGCTGATGGCCTTTACTTTACTAAGCGTTTCAGGTGATACTTTTATATTTTTTCTGTCTGTTGCTGACAAGGGACTCTTTTTATTTGTTACAGGATTATCTAGAACAGGCGTTACAGTCACCAAGTATTTTTTATCCAAAATGACCACTCCTATTTAAAAGGTTTTATTTATTCTCTAATACTTCATAAAGACGCTTGTACATATCTTTATATGCTTTAGAATGCCGATCTTTTAAGTTGGCATCTACATAGTGTTCAACCAACATATCAATAATGTTGTTAATTGATGTTTTATCCATGCCTTCTTGTTCCTGTATAAATGGTTTAAGAGTATTTAGCTTTAGCAAAACGGCTGGTGAAATTTTAGCAGTTTTAGATGGAACTAAACGTTGATCTGGTTTCTCTGGTGTCTGTATTTCTTTTTTCATGTTAGTCTGATCACTTTGAATAGTTAAAGATGAACTTTCCTCAATAGGTGTCACAGTTACTACAAAAGATTGACTTTTCTTTTCCAAAGGTACCACTCCTATTTAGTTTTTAATTTTAAATTAATAAAACTATTCTGCTTGTTATATAGAGGTGAATACAAAAATATAGAAATATCCCTTTATAGAAATAGGGATATTTCTATATTTTTTTTTACATCTCTGTTAAGAGCTTGAATTTCCTTTTCTGTTCAGCTGTTAGCTCATTTTCTACATATCTATCTATAAGTAAATCGATAATTTCATAAGCGAATTTTGTGTTTGTAAGTTTCATTAATACTTCTAGTTCTTCTTTTGATTGATTAGAAATTTTAATGCTGCCTTGCTGATTTTTAAATTTCTTTTTTGATTCAGTTTTTTCGTTTCTTTTTTCTTTTCGAGTTACTTGTTTTTCTTCAGTCTTAGGTTGAGAAGGAGTAGCTGGAACCTCGTTATTTTCCGCTACAGTTTGTCCTTGCTCTGGTACATAAGGCTCAGTAGGTTCAAAGTTACTTTTCTTTCTACCTAGTAAACCAGGAGTTCTCGCCATTTTACACACCAACCTTCATTTTTTCGAACATATCAATACGAGATAATAATTCATCACTAATCGTTTCGTATAGTTCAATTACATTCATATCATGTCTATCTTTTTCAGTAATACCATTAACATCAAATCGTTTAATACGTTCCATTTGAGGGACGATATTTTTGAATAGGTTTTCTTCACCGAAAATTTCACGCGCATTTTCCATGATATATTCATCAACCTTACCGTTATTTTTTAATAGAACAGGAAGAATGCCAACTACTTCAATATCAAGATCATATTGCTCTTTTAATTTGATAAGCTCATTAACATAATTCTCAGCGCCAGTTAGAGAACGTTCTTGCGTTTGCAAAGCAATGAGAACGTAATCTGAAGCTACAACGGCGTTCTTTGTAACCTCTAGCGACATTGGAGGAACATCAATAAATATGTAGTCGTATTTATGTTTGATTTTTTCAAGTAATCCTTTAAAGTAATGATCTTCTTCAGCTTCTGAAGCACAATTTTGATAAAGGAATTTTGCGAAGTCCTGGAAATCAACGTAAGAAGGAATTAAATATAAGTTGTCTGTAATTTCTACTTCTAAGCCATCTAAGTTCCCCTCTTGTATACCTTTCATTAATGTCTTTTCAACAGTAACGATTTCATCAGGATTAAGGATCGACTTTGTTAGCATTAAAGATTTTGTTGCGTTACTTTGTGGATCCAGGTCAACAAGTAATGTACGCTTGCCCTTTTTAGCAAATTCATAAGAGTTCAATACAGCATTTGTGGTTTTACCGACTCCACCTTTGTAATTACCTACCGTAATTGTAATAGCCATTTTTAACACTCCAGTTATAGTTTTTGAAATTTCCCTATATCCCTTTATAGAAATAGGGAAAAATAGAAATAGGGAAATAGGGATATTTCTAACTATAGAAATAGGGATATTTCTATATCTTTAAAGAAATTATAACAATGATATTGGGGTTATGCAATAGAATCATAGAGTTAGTAATTAATAACAAAAACGTTGATATCAAAAGATTTTTTTGATGTATGAAGTAGAGAGAGTTAAGAAATAAATATGTAATTTCGTAGAGAAAATAGTAGAGGCAAAAACAAAGAAAATAGGGAAATATAGATATAGGGAAAAGGGGAAATATCCCTATATCTATAAGTGGAAATAGGGAAATAGGGAAATAGGGATATTATTGAAAAAGTGCGCAAATTCGCTGTTTACAAAGGTTAATGCTTGTTGTAACGTAGTACACAACAAGCAACATTCTACAAAACAAAACATAATTTGATATTTTACATAAACGAAGATCATGAAGATCGAACGATATAAATTAAAGACAATTGAATATGAACACAAAACAAAAAGCCACTCCCATATGCTAACGGCGCCAACCATTAGCGGGAATGACTTGCTCTAGCAAGTGTACCACCACTTGACTAGAAAAAAACTGTATTAACCGACAGTGTTAACGTTTAAGAAGTGTACCACCACTAACCTTAAACAACTATGCCTTTTCACGAGGCTTCTTTGATATACCCATTTTATCTATTGTTTGACTAAAATTCAACTAGTAAATGCTAGAATTGTATTTTTTGTAGTCAAAAGATATATAACGGGCATCTCTAAACCTAGAAGTCTTGTGGATCTACAGGCCATTTAGGAATTGGAGATGCCTTTTTGTTTTGGTTCGCGTGGAATTGCCTGAAACCACGTAAATAAAAACTGATAAGCCGTAATTCCGTGCTGCTATACATATAGGAGGAACGTGTTACGTGCGTGGCTAGCTGTTGGTCGTGCAGGGGGTACAGAGTATGCGCCTACAAAAACAGCACCCCTCATTGGAATCCTGTTCTTCTGGTGAGGGAGGGTGAGAACTTACCCAGGGACGATTCTCTAAAAGGTTCGGGTGGTTATCGTTAGCATTACGGTGCTAGGGAGTACATTCAGTTTGTCGTGTAGGGACGATATTACAAGGACAAGCCATAGAAAAAGGATGTATGCGGTGAAAATCGCTGAGTGAACAGGGTCTATACATACGGATACCTTATAAGTGACCGCATGGCGAAAACAAGACGCTTATCCATCTATTTTGATTGATTACTTTTTTTGTAGTCTTTCAAAGTAGGGGATAAATCTGCCTTCCAGCCGTGTTCCATAATCGTTCCCACATGATAAAAACCCTCAAGATCTTCAGTCAACATTAAATTCAAAGAAAAGCAGAAAAATATGAGATTGTTTAACTCCTGGGGGAATGACTTACTAAGATAGAGGAATAAATAAAGGATTTACTACTCGCTTGATTAGAGGATAAGGGGACGGATGATAGAATAGGCCTTATTGCAGAATTTGGTTTTACACAACGGATATAGTACGTGAAATTTCACATATTGTATAAATTTTATCCACCTAGATTTTTACAAACATACTAGTTAAAATTAAAGTAAAAGGTGTACCGTGCACTTTTTATATAAGGGGGGATAAATATGATTACTGGCCGTGATGATTTAAGTCTAGAGATTATACAAAGTCTTAATGATAAAACAGTTAGAGTTAAGGATATTCCTCATAAATACAATGTTTCCTTGGATCAGGCGAAACGATTATCTAGATATTTAAAGATTAAATCAGTTGCTAATGATCATTTAACCTCTTTAGTGAATGAAAAAATAGATTTGTTAGGATTAAAAGTATTAGTTATAGCTGATTTGTTTAAAACAGAGGATTGGGAAGGAATTGAAGAAATATTAACTTTAGTAAACGAAGATACTACTCGGGATCAGTTAAAAGAAATGGTACTGTATTTAGAAGGAAAAAGAGAACGTTTAAAGAGTTTCTTGAAAGAAGTAAAATTCAAAATTAGATCTCTGGAAGGAAGTAAAGAGAAGCTAAAATTAACAATGAATAATTTACAACTTTTAAAAGATGAATCAGATCTATTGCTTAATAAATTTAAAAAGTATGATAAGGAAACAAGGGATTTTCTATTAGAACATGTAGGAATGTATCAACGAATTGAACGTGGTCAGACTGTGATAGATTTGGTTTTAATAAAACGTCTGGATTCCTTATTTCAAAAACAACTCAAGGATTCGGGGATAATTACATACGTCAGCTTGGAGTTTGTCCATGTAATTCATAGTATTGATGAGTTTACAAATGCGTATCTAAAGCGGAAAAAGAATCACGGCGGTATATTATGGTACTATGACACAGAAGCGATAAGATCAAGTAAGAAGGGGTTTTCCGCTCCATTCTGGCCTGATTATAAAGAAGGTGTTCAATTAGTTGGCGGAAGTATTTTAAAACAGATTGAGCAAACAAATGAAGAATTAATAAGCATCGAAAAAGAGATAAAAGATACTGAAGAAGAAATAAAACGCTTGAGAAAAATCAATATAAAGTCATTTTCGGAAGCTGTAATGGCATCCAATATGTTATCCGATAAGGAAATTCAGGCACACGGAGAGTTACAATCTAAAGTTGGAAAGTGGTTATATTCAAAGGGGTATGTGGTTGGATTTGAAGTAACCCTGCCTAATGGTAGACGTGTTGACGTAGCTGGTTTTAATGAAAATCAGGAAATTATATTTGTGGAAGTAAAGGCATCAGATAATGATTTCCAAAATGATAAAAAGTGGAAAGATTATTTATCGTTTTGTGATAAATTTTATTTTTTCGGTGATTGGACATACATTCCCTATAGTAAAGACGATAAAAAAGACGCTGGATTCTTATTGAAACATGGAAATACCATAGAAATAAATTGCGAGACAAAGATTGAACATGCAGCGAAACAACGTGATCAGGTTATATTCTGTATTTCTCGCGCTATATCGAAGAAAATAACATATGGGTATTGAAAGTGTGCCGTACACTTTTGGTACCTTTTTTAGTTAGTAATAAAGAAAAGACACCCTAAGGTGCCCTCCTCCGACTTGAACCACTTTAATTTTAATAATATGTATTGGACTCCCATCCAAATATTATTTTACCATGTTAAGTAATGTAAGTCATTGATACAGATGGTAAATCTTTATCTAAACGTAAAAAGCCCTAGAGGGGACTAGGACTTTTTGACAGAATGAATATGATTCAAAAAAGGACTTATATAACGTAACATACGAATGTTTCATAAATGTATCGTAAAAGTGAACAAAATCTATATTCTATTTTTAGCTTGATGTAATTTGAGATTATTCCAATGATATTTCCTCTAATAAAATTGTGTGATAGACTGTATGTAACTGTATATTGTGAGGGCGGGAGGTTGCTATCCTTTCTCTGATTCTAGAGAGAAAGGAGGTGACCGAATGGATTCTTTATTTAATTTATTGTATGACGCTGCTAAGGTATTCCTTACAGTATTTGCAACAGCTTATGCGAATGAGCTGGCGAAGAAGATTAGCAGTAAACGAAATAAAAGAACCGCCCCAAATGCCGGCAAGCGAAAGGGCGGTTCTAAACGCAAAAAATAAGTTTAAGCAACCGACCACCTTGCGGTAGCAGTTACTTGAAGAGATGTTAGCGCATCTCTTCTTTTTATTATATACACAAGGTATTACTGTAATACTATTACAATAATTATATCAAACGTACATAAAAAATCAATGAGCATGTAATGGATATAATGTACAAAAAAGCAGCCCAAAGGTGCCTTCCTCCGACTTGATATATTTAATGATCTACAATACTCCAAACAGTTTCAGCATTAATAGGCATATAACTCAGTTATTGTTCCTTTCACTTTGCTGGATTGTGCATAATCTAACCAATTTATAACATCTGCTGTTTTAAAATACTTCTCTTAAATGAAAGCCAAATAATGTTTAGTTTTATTTCTACGGCTACTTAATACTCTAGTTACACAATCGCTTAAAATTGCTACTGAATCAATTTCAACAATAGCTAAGTCAATTCTTTCGCCATTAATAAAGTGCGCTGTAAATATGCGTAAATTATTAATGAAAATATTCTTATATCAAGGGATTTTTCTTTAACATAAAAAATAGTTAAATGTTGGTGCTACTTAATAAGGGAATGCAGTATAGATCAGTATATAAGCATTCCCTTGCTGTGTATTTATGATTTTATTTTTATATAGATTTTATTTCTTAGTTATTTATTTTTATAAGAATAAGATAATAAAATAATTACTATTAACCAAAATACTGAGTTTTGTATCCATTCTGAAATTGCAGGAATCATAAATGTAATAAAACCTAATATGAGACTTAATATAATAATTATTAGTTTATGCATTTGATTTCTCCTTTTTAAAATATTTTGTTTATCAAAAAACTCTACGATATATTTACATCGTAGAGTTTTTTTTTTAAGATCCTACATTCATATTATAACGTAGACTCCATTTATCACCTTTTGCATCATTAAAAGCAATTGTACCAGGACCAAAGTTCAATGCAAAATTATATGCAAACCATGGATGAGCGAATGCAGCACCTACAGTAGCATTTGAACCTCTGTAACTTTGAGGGATTGTGATTTTTTGTGATGTGTAAGCCCCTCTATTTATTGAATCTGTTTTGTATGGGAGTTTCCATTGTGTTCCATATAAACTAGAACGATCTGCCCCTACATTTGTATTATGTTCATTAACTCCGCCACCTAGATTAGAAATTGTCCAATATTGACGAGCTGATTCTGTACCATTTATTGCGTGAGCATTGGCTTCCCAAACGACGCCAATTGTATCGGTTGTATTCCAATAAGGACGTTTAGTCCACATTTGGTTTGAGAAAACTTTATAAACATAATCTGATCCTTTTGTTCCTTCGTAAATAGCAAATAAATTAAATGTTAGTTCATCATTTATGACTGCTGATGGTGGATTCATACGTTGGATTTTACTGTCATTTTTAGAGGATTGATTTAAAAGTTTGTTTGCATCTTGTTGTTTAATATTTTGGATTTTTTCTTTGTTGTCATTGTTTATTACGTAGTTTTGTCCATCTAAACTTTTATATTCTTGTTTTTCTTCAACTAGTTCTAAATTTGCTTTTTTCCCACCTTGTTTTACAAGCTCTTTTTTTAGATCTTTTTGCATGTTGGAGATTTCATTAAAAGAAAATCCCATTTTTATTAAATTATTATCTAGTTGCTCTAAACTTAGTTTTTCTGATGATTCTACTCCTAATACCCTTCCATCCTCGGTTTGTTTAACTTCTAATTTGTTGTGAGCATTTGTTTTAGAAGTTTCAGCGGATGCAGTATTAGAAAAACCTAAACTAATTCCCATACCCATTACTAACATAAATCCCAATGTTTTTTTCATAAAAAATCCCCCTTAAGTTATTTAACAACATAAAATAACTTACCATAAAAATTCCAATTTTTGTTACGATATGTATATTTGCATATTTTTATATTCATAAAATAATAGAATTTAATGAAGGTTTAAGAGAAAGTGGAGTCCCACTACATACCCATCAAGTTAAAAGCTCATATCACCCCCAGAACGCAGCACTGAGTTTCATTTTTATAGTTTTGAGGCAACCTTTTCTGTTAGGTTTATAGACATGGGGTGATCCCCTATAAAAAAAGACACCCTAAGGTGCCTTCCTCCGACTTGAACCACTTTAATTTTAATAATATGTATTGGACGCCAATCCAAATATTATTTTACCATGTTAAGTAATGTAAGTCATTGTGAAGTACGGTAACTCTTTATTTAAACGCAAAAAGCCCTAGAGGGGACTAGGACTTTTTGACAGAATGAATATGATTCAAAAAAGGACTTATATAACGTAACATACGAATGTTTCATAAATGTATCGTAAAAGTGAACAAAATCTATATTTTAAACAAAAAGAAAAGACCTAAATACTGGAACTTTTATGTTATACTGTAATTACCTAAGTTATTATTGCACATGGGATTCCCTTTCCCTGTGCTTTTTTTGTTTTACAAGTTCACGATAATTTTTTTCTTACTCCAAAAGTTAGGCGTAAACTGTAACTTTAATTTTTCTCCGATAGGTTGTTCAAATACAACGGTTCCTGCAACTTGTCCATTTGGTGCAAGTTGGCCAGCACTTAATTGTGTATTTTGGTTAATTATCGACGGTACTGCTCTGGTAATATTACCTTGACTATTTCTCATTTCAAAATCAAACGGATTGTATGAGATATCTTCTTTCCCACCATTATAGATGTTTACCGCTACTAATACGTATTCATGGCCCTGTTTTGGTTTATCATATTCCCCGCCGGAAGATTTTTTAACATCGGTAACAGTTAATCTGTGATCACCTAGTTTAATAGTCTCGCCAACAGAATATTCTTTTTTTACATCTTTTTCAGCATCTTTAACTTCATGACCTTGGGCTGTAACTTCTTGAGCTTGGTATTTAGTCTTCGGATCACCAAATACTAATATCAACGCACAAAAAAATAAGAAAGAACCGACTAAAATGAAGCTCCCCCATCCGATATATTCCCAAATCTTTGATTTCTTTTCAACTTCCACCCGTATTTCTCCCCTTATATATTAGATTTTAATAATAAAATAGTATCAAAATTCCCATTATTTGAGTACAAGATATTTAGAATATACAAAAAAAGAGAGCTTTGCCCTCAAATTTTGATTAACATAACGTATGATTAAGCAGATACAGTTGCTTTATCTTTACGGAAGATTCCCATTAATCCACCGATCAATAATAATACACCTGGTAATAGGAAGAATATAGAAATACAAATAAATCCACCAATAGCAGCGACAGTCATCATGATACCGCCAGCTTTCGCTTTACTTCTTACCATAACAGAACCAACGATTCCTAAGATTGATAGGCCTACAGCACCCCAACCTAATCCGATAATTGTATTTGCACCCTCCGCCTCGAAAGCAACGCCCATACCACCGATTAATAAAGCAATAAATGCGCAAATAATACCAAAAATACCACCAATAAGTCCTAATACAAATTCAGCTGTTCGTTTCAATTTAATACTCCTTTACAGTTTATTCTACTTTTAATTTAATTTCTTTACCCATCATACCGCCACGAGCTTTTAATACTAAGCCTTGTGCGTCAGCAGGTATATCAAAGATAATTTTACCTGTTTGAGTTAATCCAGGGTTAAGTTGATTTAAGAAGAAATCTGATTTACCACCATTTCCAATATCATAAGCTGTTTGAGCTTGTGTAGAATATTTAAATTCACGGTCCTGATTATCCATTAATTTAAAGCTATTTGCGTCTACAGTGATAGCATCCTTTTGGTTATTTGTAATTGAAATCTCAACTACTTTAAATACACCTTGTGCTTTTTCATTTAAGTATTCACCGCCAACGGAGCTTACTGTTTCAACAGATCCTACAGCGATTTTAACTTTAGAAGACTCACCCTCTTTAGAAAGTTCCTTTTTAGGTTCTTCTTTTTTAGGCTCCTCTTTCTTAGGCTCTTCCTTCTTTTTAGGTTCTTCCTTTTTCACTTCTTCTTTTTTTGGTTCCTCTTTCACCTCTTTAGAAGCTTGTTGAGTTGTTTCTTTAGCTTTAGGTTTTTCTTCTTTATCTTTTGTTGGTATTAAAACCATTGCTAACACAAGGCATACAATTGAACTAATAAATAGTTTGGCCTTAGGTTTTTTCTTGAAAATAGCAATGATAAATAATACAAACAGAACGATTGAAGCTAGAAAAATCAATACCGCTAGTGTTTCCATATTTTGCCCACCTTTTTTGATAATTTTAGGTCGAAATGTAAGATTTCCGAGCTTATCATAGCAAACTATCAATTGTTATATTGTCATATTTTGTCGAATGAAAATAAAAAAAGAGAGCCGTAGCCCTCATTGGTAAGAATGGTAATATTTTGTAAAATTTTACCTCTAGCAAATGGAAATGATTTCTTTTATCATGAAATCAAATCACAATATATCCTTGTTGTTTTGCAACATTTTCACGTACAATGAAACTTGTTTTGCAAAACGACCTTGCTGACGTCCATCTAGCTCCTCATAAGCTCGTTGGATGTCATTGAATAGTAATCCTAACAACGCATCTTCTTTCCTGTTCTCGAAGTTAAGAAGAGCATCTGTGGAGGTGTTAAAAAACGACGCAAGTATCTTTAAACTTTCAAGATCAGGTTCATGACGATCAGTTTCCCAATTTTTAATTTGTCCGCGTGATAAACCTGTTCTCTCAGATAATTGTTCTTGCGTTAAATCGAAAGACTTTCTGAGATTTTTAATGTTTTGTCCGACTGTAGTTTTCATAGTTTGAGTATAATAATCGCCTTATCACTATACCATAATTGGTCGATACTCTGACTTTTTAAAACTATTTAGGTATTTTTACAACCTTGATAAATATGTATAGAACAAATGTTTGTTTAGTGGTAAAATATGCATGTGAGGTCTTCATACGTTTTATTCTCGATGTATATTTTTATTTTTTATTTCGCGTGTTGGATGTTGTTATATAGCGATTTTAAAACTTTCTCAACATTTTTCTGATAACAACACGACTGAATTTTGGAAAAAATGTGATATTATGAAAATAATAAAATAAACGGACGTAAAAAAGACTCACAGCGTGTACTAAGGTGCAGCGAACACCATAGTACCGCTTTCCCTAACCAGACTAGGGAAAACACTTACTGCAAGTCTTACATAAATTATAACACATCTTTTGAATGTAGTGACGCGTTTTCCTCAAAAGTTAAAAAATGGGTATAACGTGTCTTTTGTTCCGGCAAGGAGGAGCAAAACAGTGCAAAGATTATTGAATAAGCTACATGATGATTTATTTGCAATTGGCATTACAGATGGCGAATTAGCTAAGCAATTACAAGTTGGTAAAAGTACAATATCAGAGACTTTTAGTGGCAAGAGAGATATGAAATTTTATCAGTTCTCCGGTGCGCTTATGTGTGCGTACAACGATGATCATGATCTTAGGAGAAAGATGATTATGGAATATGTAAATTTGAACTCTGAGAAAGATTATGGAAGTTATAGAGAAACATTAGAATATACTTCTTATCGTGGAGAATTAGAATTGTTAAATACTATGATTGAAAAAGAAAAAGGCTCATCTTATGCAAAAAATCGTGAAGCAGCCACTGTATATGAAATATTGTATAAGAGAAGTTTAGAGCGATTTAACGGTGATGAATTGTTAAATCAGCTAGAAGATGTTCGTAAAAAAGTAAAATATGTAGAAAACAGTGCTATGTGTGACTTGTTGATGTGTTACTTGTTGTACGATACTGGCAATTATAGATCTATCCTAAATTATGTGAAAAACGCAGAAGAAAAGGTCAAACAAATTAGTGTGAGAAAAAACCGATTTATAAAATCAAGCTATAATCATCGAATTATTGAAATACTTTCTGCGATACATTTACTTCGTGGTAATGTGATTGAATGCAGAGAGTTTTCTTTGAAGTTAATTGAACAATGCGGTAGCAATCCGCAATTCAATATTCAGAGAGTAAACGCTTTTTGTAACCTCGGAGAGTCATATATTTTTTGTGATTACAATAAATCGTTAAAATATCTACAAGAATCACTAGAAAACTTAGGGGATCCATTTAACCAACGTTTAAAGGCCAAAAAGAAGCTTATTCTTCAAACAATGGTATTTCTAAAAATATATTGGGACAAGCCGGTAGGGAATTTAGAAGTCCATCCTGCTGAAAAGGCCTATTTAGAAATAAAGTTAGGTAATAACAAAAAGGCAGAAGATATATTGATGGATTTGCTTAAAGTGCAGGGGAGACTTTCAGCGTTTCAAAAATTTTATTTAGGTCTTGCTCGTAATGATCGTAAACTCATGGAAGAATCTCTTGAGATATTCGAGGAGAAAGGGAATATTTTTTATTCTCAACTGCCTAAAAGATACTTGGGCTATTCTTGAAAAAATGGTATAATTATCTTGAGAGAAGAGGTGAAATGATTGAAGAAGATTTTAGCGCTTTTACCTATTTTATTAATGGCAGGAATGTTCACTTTCTCTGCTGACACAAAAAAAGAAGAACCTAAACAAGACGCGCAAAAACCTGCAGTTCAACGTATGATGGTTGATCCAGGTGGCGGCGGCCTGTAATAGATATATATATATATGAATTAGAATGCGATTGCCTATATCAATGGGCAATCGCATTCGTGCTTTCTGGGGAAGTTCTGTATTTTTGAAAATGGAGTTTTATAGAATTGTTGTGAAATGATTCGCAAACTAATATGGAGATATTGGAGGATGTTGGGGATGACGAAAGAGCAATTAGTGAGAATGGCTGCGAAATTAGGGTTAAAACAGGGGAATCCTAAAGCGGAGGATATTTTAAAGATTGTCCTTGATGAATCATACAAAGAAAAATCAAATACATAAAAAAAGAAGACTGCCATATATAAGGTAGTCTTCTTTGATTAGCTATTCTTTTTTGTTTGCATATAATTCACATACATTTCTAATTGCTCCCAAGCTTTCTTTCGCTCATCCTCAGGAAGACTCTCTATTATTGCTAATATGTTCTTTCCTTCTTCAGATACAGTTTTATCTTCTTCTTCATTTAGTTCAGGGTCTTCCGATCTCCCTAATAAATAATCTGTAGTTACGCCGAAATAATCAGCTATCTTTTCTAATGATTCTCGCCCAGGTGACTTTTTACCTTTTTCAAAATAAGAAATAGCCATTTTAGATACGCCAATAGCATCGCCTAGTTGCTCTTGAGTCATCTTACTATTCTTCCTGAGTTCTTTAATCTTTTCCCCGATCACATTAATGTCCCCTTTTTAAATAGTGTATATAATACATAAAGTATAAAGTAAACATAGTGTTTACTACAAGATAAAATTTATTTGTGTTTTTTTGAAAAAAGCACTTGAAATAAACTAAAGGTTTACTTATAATAAAATCACAGGCAACGAAGGGAGGAAATAACTTGAAGCAGTTAAAACTAAAACGACTAGAAAAAGGGATGTCTTGCCAAGACGTTGCCGATAAAGTCGGAATCACAAAAATGCACTACTGGTACATTGAAAATGAAAAAAGAACATTGAAAATAGACTTAGCAGAGAAAATAGCAATTGCTCTTGAGGAAAATCCGAAAGACCTTTTTTTTAACAATTAAAGTAAACCAGAGATTTACAAAATGAAAGGAGTAAACCAAATGAATGAAGTTAAAATTTTTTCACATAACATGTTTGGAAATCTAGGAATCCTTATTAAAGAAGGGAAAGAATTCTTCCCAGCAACAGATGTCGCAAAAGTGCTTGGGTATTCAAATCCACACAAAGCAATAAAAGATCATTGTAAACCTGAAGGGGTGAACGAAACGTTAGTCCCTACTAATAGTGGTGTACAAACAAAAAAATTCATCAATGAACCAAACCTATATCGCTTAATTGTTAAATCGAAACTTCCACAAGCGGAACAGTTCGAAACTTGGGTATTCGAAGAAGTGCTTCCTTCTATTAGAAAACACGGAGCATACATGACAGATCAAGTCCTGGAACAAGCGGTAACAAATCCAGACTTTGCAATCGGTCTTCTCACTAAATTAAAAGAAGAGAAAGAAAAGCTTGCAGCAGCACAACAACAAATCGTGCAGCAACAACCATTAGTAACATTCGCTGAAGCGTGTATGCAGTCGGATAAATCACTAAAAGTGAGTGAGGTTGCTAAGTTAGCAGCAAAACATGGTGTTAAAACAGGTCAAAAGAGATTATTCGCAACACTTCGAGAGTGGGGATTAATCTTCAAAAATAAAAATGAGCCAACTCAAAGGGCGATCGACAGTGGTTACTTTGAAGTTGTACAAGGTGTAAAAGAAAAGCCTAATGGTGAGAACTTCACATGGCTAACGCCTTACGTAACACCAAAAGGACAAGCCTACATCATAGACCGACTGAAGAAAGAACAGGAACAGGAGGCGGTTTAAATGATGGAAGAAAGCACATTCTCACATTTAATGATTCTGGTAATTGTCATTTTAACCGCAGGATTCATTTATCTGATGGATTGGATAGACAAAAGGTTTATGAAGGATGAAATGGATGGATAAACAGCAGCGAGACAAAGAAGAGAAAGCAAATATTATCAAAATGGTACGAGATTTAAAAACTAAAGAACTACATAACTGTGTGAAAGTCATCGAGAAGTACCATTATATAACTCTAGCTAAATAGGACAAGCTCTCGCTTGTCGGAATATTCAGGAATCTAATGTTGGTCCCCACCTTACCGAAAGGTTCCTGGGTATTCCGATGCGTGAAAGCATCAAAACAAAATAAAACCAGCCGATTACCCCTAATCGACTGGTTGATGAAACGACGCAATATTATCTACCTCTATTATAACATGGTCGTTTCTTCTAAGTAAATAAGGAGGAATGTGGAAATGAAAGATGTGTTAGATAAGCAAAAAGAACGTGCAATCGAAACTTTAAAACAAATGTCTGAAAAGGAACAAGATAGCGTAAGAAAGCTAGATATCGACTATGTAATTACAGTTTTAACAAATAAACCGCATGGCGCTATGCCGTTCTAGGAGGATATGAAAATGAAATTATATGAACTTACTTCTAATTATAGAGAGTTACAAATGATGATTGAGGATGGCGTAGATCCATCAGCGTTGGCAGACACGTTACAAGCAATTGAAGAAAGCATTCAGGATAAAGTGCAAAACACAGCGTTAGTAATTCGCAACCTTGAAGCTGATGTAGATGCTATCAAAGCGGAAGAAAAGCGCCTAGCGGAACGCAGAAAGGCAATAGAAAACAATTGTAAAGGATTAAAAGATTACTTGTATCAGCAAATGACAGCAACTGATTTAAAGCGTATCAAAGGAACAATCGTAACTGTAGGTATTCAAAAGAACCCAGCAAGCTTAGATATCGCAGAAGATGCGGTTGTACCACCTGAATATATGATTCCTCAGCCACCTAAAGTTGATAAGAAGTTATTACTTGCAGCGGTTAAAGATGGCATGCAGTGGGACGGAATTACATTACGTCAGAGTGAAGGCGTGAGAATACGATGAATAAGAGCGAAACTATCACTGAATTAGCCAAAGCGTTAGTAAAGTTCAATTCAGAAGTTAACAAAATAGCGAAGGATGCAGACAATCCTTTCTTTAAAAACAATTACGCAACGCTAGACACAATTATAGATGAAATTAGACCAATCCTTTCTAAAAATGGATTAAGCATTATGCAAATCCCGAGTGGTGACGGTCAAAACGTAACGCTAAAAACGCTTCTCTTACACGAGAGTGGCGAATGGCTTGAATCGGACGAATTAACAATGAAACCAGTAAAGAATGATCCGCAAGCAGTAGGAAGTTGCATCACATATGCTCGACGCTATTCATTAGCAGCATTCCTTAGCTTGAACACAGGTGAAGATGATGATGGTAACGGTGCTACTTATGGGAAAGGTAACAAACCTAATCAAAAAAGTAACGGTGGACAAGCTCCAAACAAACCGCAAGGAAACAGCAGTAATGGTAAAGCATCCGAGAAACAAATGAAGATGATACATGCGAAAATAGCGCACATTTCAGCTTTAGCAAAGACAGAAAAGCAAACGATTGAAGATACATTAAAAGGTAACATCGGCACTGACAATTTAAGTGAAATCAGCTCACAGGTTGCATCAAAAGCAATTGAAGTGCTAATGGGATGGGAAAAGCAGTATAGCCAAGCAGGATAAGGAGGTAGAAGCCCATGCTGAATCAACAAACAATATCTAACGTCGTCCTTCCAGTATGGGTTTATAAGGGCGCAAAGAATGAACGAGAAATTATAAGGAACGCTTGCAGGTATATCAATCGCATACCAAAGCGTTATCCCGGATATAAGGTTTTGGAAGTAAATAACGGTATAGCAAAATGCGAAAGGTGTGAAGTTTGATGTTTCAAGTACCTGTAAGACGTGGATCGATGAAAGAAATGTTAACAGCAGTTCGTGATTTAGAGAGAAGAGGTTATGACTACGTTACGCCAATCAAGAAAGTTTATAGAGCAGAAAAGACATTTTATAACGATGGAAAGTTTAAAGGAAAGGACAAAATTCGATTCACAGGCATGGAAGATCGCGCAAGTTACGAATGTTGGATGAAGAAGGTGAACTAAGTGAGTAATTACAACACGATACGTACTATTATTTCTCAAATGAGCGGACAAGAAAATATAGTTGTTGTACCTAAATTGTTTGTTAAGTTAACAGGCGACCTCACAACAGCGATACTTCTCAATCAAATCGTATTTTACAGTGATAAATCAAAAAGAAAAGACGGCTTCTTCTACAAAACCTATAAGGAATGGGAAGAAGAAATATGTTTAACGGAAAGGCAAGTTAGGTATTCAACGAAAAAGCTCGTTGCTTCTGGATATGTAGAAACAGCATTAAAAAAAGCGAATGGAGCGCCAACAGTTCACTACAAATTGGATTTTGACAAATTGTTAGATTCGATTCTTACAAATTGTCAGAATGGAAACTTACACATTGTTGGAATGGAACCTGACAAAATGTCGGAATCTTTAACAGAGATTACTACAGAGACTACAACAAAGATTACTACATTAAAAGATAATATGTCTTCTGACCAAAAAGAGCGGTCAAAAGACTACATCCCTTATGAGGATATTGTTTCTTATCTAAATGAACAAGCAGGTAAATCTTTTAAACATAAAACAGCGAAAACTAGATCGTTAATTAAAGCTAGATTTAAAGACGGTTTTACTATAGATGATTTCAAACAAGTTATTGATATCAAAACAGCACAATGGCTTACTGATCAAAATATGAACCAGTACTTACGACCAGAAACGTTATTTGGTACTAAATTTGAAGGTTACTTAAATGAAAAAGGAGCGAAAAAACATGTCGGTAACAGCAATGCAAAGGGTAGCAAAATCCCTGGATTTAAAGGTGAACTTCCATTCTGATAAATGTATGAAGCATTCCTATGAAATTGGTGGGCAAAAATTTGTAAAACCTGTACAGATGATTGAACACAAGGGACAAGTTGTATGCCCAAGATGTGTTGTTGAAGAAAACGACAGAGTGTTAAAAGAACAAGCGAACAACCATTATAAAAAAATCGATAGAGCTAAGAAGTTCAACATGCTTACAAAGCACAGCATCATTAGTAATGAGGAAATACTCGAAGCTACACTTTCTAATTATAGAACTGAATGCAATGAGACTAGAACGAATAAAAAGCGTGTAGAGGACATTGTAGATAGCCTAAAAGTAGGAGAGGTTAAAAACGTATTTATTGTAGGTGTGCAGGGTGCAGGTAAAAGCCATTTAGCTTATTCAATCCTAAGGGAATTAAGAGAACATTTCTATGAGTTATCAGATGGAGAAAAGTATGGCGACAAATTACTCTACAAAAAAATGAAAAGTAGTTTGTTCGTAGAGATTGAACAATTAATGCGACTTATCAAGGATTCCTTTAACAACAAAGAATCTAAGTATACGGAAGAGTATTGTGTGGAACTACTGACAAGCGTCGATTTCCTAGTACTGGATGATTTAGGTGCAGAAAGTGGATCTATGAACAGAACGGATGAAGCAAGCAACTTTATCCAACGTGTACTATACGCAGTTACAAACGGAAGACAAGGGAAAGTAACTATTACAACAACTAACTTATCAAGTGGTGACATATTCAAGAAATACGACAAGAAGTTAGGGAGTCGAATTTTAAATAAAGCTGAAGCAATTGTATTTAAGGAAACGTCAGATAAACGTATTGAACATTTAGGATTCTAAGGGGGATTTGAGATGTGTGCATGTAATGGAACGGGAGTAATTCAGAACGACATTGGAACGGGAATGTATCAGTTTGGGGCGTGTGTTTGCGAAGCAGGGAATCGCAGTCCTGAAGAAGTGGATAGAAGGCGCCATGCCGTTATGACGAAGCTAAGAGAGATTCATCAATTACAACTGGAGGGGAAATGGGATGCCAAGACTTGGAACGGATTTGGAAAAGGAAAATTATACAATGGCGTTGCAACAGAGGAAGTACATGAAGAAATCGCGTCGTAACTTGTATATCGCTTTAGAAGAGTTGGACCTGGTATTTGATGAAAGTGAAGTTATTAGATTGCAAGAAATGTGGAAGGAAGGCAAAGGAATCCTTGAAATTGCAAAAGAGCTGGGAAGACATCAATTAGAAATCGCAGCTTTGATTATGGATCAGGCAGACAAAAACATCATTAAATCGCGCCCGATGGGGTTAGGGGCATGAAACAACTAACACTGGATGATGTTGTGGGAAGTTTCGATTACGCAGCAACAAGTACAGCGGATAAGTTCTTACAGCATAGCGTTACAACGTACGAAGTTCATTTTTACGATCAGGATGAGCGACAAAAAATAGATTGGTTTGATGTGGAAACAGAGAGCGAAGCGTGGAGCGCGGCAGTGAAAGAGCATGGTAAAGGTATTCAGAAGATTGGGATAAATCGTTCTGAACGGACAAGAAAAGAAATAATGGCATTGGATTAGGAGGGTGCGAAATGACGGTTTATATGCCAGTACCAACTGAAGAAGAATATGAAATAGCTGCAAAAAACGGAATCAGCAAAGAAGTGGTATATCAGCGGATTCATTATAGAGGAAAGACTGTAGAACAAGCGATTACAGAACCGCTGCAGAACGGATTGTTTCTGAAAAAATATCAGAAGTACATCGAAATTGCAGAAAGAAACGGGATTTCTTACCGGACATTTCATGCAAGAATGACCCAAAAAACAGTTCGCAAATGGACACCTGAAGAAGCGGCAACTATTCCTCCTAAAAAAACAGGGAGAGTAAGGAAAACGAAAGCTAATTCTCTTACAGAAGAAGATTATAAAAAAGCAGAGAAAAACGGAATCTCTAGAAAAAACGTGAATCAAAGAGTGGATTTATATGACTGGAGTATCGAAAGAGCTATAACTGATCCGGTGAAAAAGAGAAATAAGAAAGATAACAATACACGAATGCTTGTGATTGCTGGGCAAAATGGGATAAGCGCTTCTACTTATTACAGAAGAATTAGAGAAGGGATGCCACCACGCGACGCAGCCATGAAGCCTAAGGGACATTCAGCGTATATAGAAGTAGCTAGAGAAAACGGAATAAATGATATTTGCTTCTATAAAAGGGTAGAAAGAGGGATGCACCCGTATTTAGCAGCAACAAAACCAAAGGACAAGCGTGGGAGTAAGAAAAAGAAACAAATCAGCTAGGAGGCAACATGGAGCAAGACGTTTTAATCAACAAATTAATCGATAATCACATATACAAGCTACCGGATGGGCGCGACTTATTTGAAGGGAGTTGCGAGGAACTGGCGGGGCTGTTGGAAAGGGATGGGGAGAATGAGGGAAGCGATTGAAGAGTATATCGAACAGTTACAGTTATCAGCAGTGGAAAACAGAAAAGAAGCTGATAAGGCTTACGAAGCAGAAGATTTAGGGCTTGCTGGTTTCTATAGAGGGAAATGGATTGCAAATGAAGGAACGGCAATAGCATTAACAACTATCTTATCTAAATACAAAAATCACGAAAAGACTGAATTTCAAGGTAATGTATTCGCTAATTACACAACAGAAAAGGGAGATAATGATATGAAATATACAGAGCATGGCGTGTACGAAGTAACTCAACTGTTAGCAGAAGCAAAGGAGACTGAAGAGAATGGCAACTAAGATGATGATAATTATGTACACTGGCGAAAATTGTGGCAAATGCAAAGGAGCAAAGGTTCATCTCGAAAACCTTCCTGCTCATATCAAAGAAAATCTTGTGTTAAAAGAAAGAAACGTTGATAAAAATTCAAAATACAAATACGAGTTAACGGAATTTCTAAAATCAAATACACTACCTACTTTTGATGTTTATGAAGGTACGACAAGAGTAGATATTTTACGCGGCTTTGACGAAAACATTGGAAAGATTATGGGGCATTTAGGACTGTAGGAGGGATTGCATGAAGAAAGAAACGAGAATTCAACTCGAATCAGAATTAGAAAGCGTTAATTCAGATATAAGCAACATGAAACTACATTTAAATATGTTAGGGCTTGAGAGGAAGAAAACAGAAGGTAATTTAGAGGATCTACTTACACGTAAGAAACGAATTGAAAGTTCATTAAAAGGAGCGTAATGGAATGTTAAACATACAAAAGATTTTTGAAGCACAGGACAAGTTAGATCGTAAGGTGGTTGAGGTTCATGGATTAGAAGGCCAAAACTTAACTAGGGATGTAACACACGCTTTTTATGTGGAAGTAAGTGAGTTTGCGAATGAAATAGAATACTTCAAGTACTGGAAGAAGAATAAACGTAATAACAAAGAAAAACAAAATGATGAGTGGGCTGACTGTATTCACTTTATAGCAAGTATAGGGAATAAATACGGGTTTAGTCATGACCTTCCTCACGATGCTTTTTGGGTAAATTATGTAGGGAGACAAGCTGATAAAACTTACTATGAACTATTTGATAAAATCCGTGAAAATTCACTTGATACTCATGCGAGTTATTATTGTGTATTTGCATCATTAATAGCAATCGGAGAAAAAATCGGCATGACTTATAAAGATATGGAAAAAGCATATTTCGAAAAGAACCAAGTTAACTATGATCGACTAGCGAACGGATATTAAGACAAAATTTGAATTTTATAGGAAACGAGGTTAAAAGATGGAGACGTATACGGGATTTGAAGCAATTGAACGAATGAAAACACATTGGATACAGCGTAAAGGTGCGCCAATGGCACTTGCTTTTACTATTGAAAATTGTGTACTTACGTATTCACCTAAGTATAAAGATAACGGGCGTCATTCTGATATACCGTTAGAGTTCTTCTTTAAAAACCAATTTGTAGATTATGAAGAAAAAGAAAACTGAACAAAAGCGTTATTTGAAAACAAAAAGGGGGAAATGAAAAATGGAATACATTGAAAAAGCAACTAAAGATATTAGAGAGAATTGGTTTGGAGATCATGTAGCTGAAATTCAAGGTGAAGAAGGATTGCAGGTTATTTATTGGGGTAAGCCTGGAACAGGGATGTATCGAGCTAAATTTGTTCTTTCAGGATATAACGTGTTTGTTTCTGGTGATATTGGTGAAGCGGTGTATAACCTTACATGTCCAGCAACATTAGAAAACATTAAAGGATGTAATTTAGGGTACTTCACTGGAAAGTTAACAGCATTTTGTGAAGAACGTTGGAATTTTGATCAAGACAAAGCAAAAGAAGAACTCAAAGAATTTTGGGAAGAGTATGAGATGAACGAAACTGAAGATGGAAAAGAAATCTACGATGACATAGTTTCAGCGATTGATGAAAGTTCATCTATGGAATCTTATCATTTTTGGGTGGGTAACGTTTACCATAATAGTTCATTAGAGTCTGACACAATGGAATACATTTGGGATTTTGGAAAAAGGTTGCCACGCCGTTTAATAGGTTATTGGTTAGGACTACAAATGGCAATTGAACAATTAGATAAAAGCAAACCTGCAGCAGAAGCAGTTACTTTATAACAAAATAGTTATTTTAATCAAAAAGAGCACCATTTGCCCTAAGGGTGCTCTTCGACCAAGAACTATATTTTGTATTTTTTATAGTCCGTATAAGTATATGTTGTTGCTAATAAATAGTGCGATAAAAGAAACGCATACTGTACAAATTAACTTGTGGGTTAAGGAAAGAAAATCACATACCAAATTGATAATAATGCAATCCATCCAATAGTAAGGGATATGTATTTTAAAATTTTCATAAATGCTCCTTTTAGGTATAGGGTGCACCAAGCTAGAGAATGTTATTAATTTTTAAACAAAATTCTTATTTGACAACAAATAAAAAGAGCGCTGATCAAGAGCGCTCCTTATGCCTCATTATAATGAAAGTGACGAGCTCACATTATACAGAAAGGTAGTAGTATTGTATGGAAAAACATGAGTTTGGTTAATGGATTTAAATAAAATTCAAAAAATAAAAAAGAGGCCCTAGTAAACTAGGACCACAATTGAAGTATCATCTTTAAAGTGAAAGTAAAAAGATTGATATGAGCTGATTTTAACATAAATTATTAAATTTGGAAATAACGATATTTATAAAATCTTTATTTAAATGAAGAAGCCCTAGAGTTAGGGCTCTAGGGCTTCTTGTGTTGGTATAACTCACACGATTTTATAAAAAGAATAGAACGTACTGAAGATAACACATGAATGTTTCATAAATGTATCGAAAAAGTGAACAAAATCGTAATTTGTATAAAAAAATGGCTCTTACTATTACGTAAAAGCCCCACGAACAGAGAAAAAGTCGTTTGTGAAACCATATGGGAATCACACTAACATTTTAACACCTTAATATATAGTTGTCTATATGTCTTGAGTGTGATAGAACTGAGCAAAAACGCTATTTGGTATGGAAATGTAAGAGCACTTCGGGAAGTGCCCTTCTGTAATGACTATCCACTCTAAAAAGAAAGAAGCAATATATCATATGAAATTATGTTTGTTTAAGTGTGAGTCTTTTATATAAAAATTTCATTTTGTATAAGGAATAGTCGAAACAACGATACTTAGTGTAAACATACTAAGGAGCGGATTAAATTGATTAAAGGTAATTTAGGTTTCTTTAGAAGAGGGAACAAGGTATTACAGTTGCGAGATGATCATGAGTGGAAATGGTGTTTGTGTGGGGAACCGGCTTTCCTATACTCACCAGATAAAAGTGAAGAACGAATATTTCAGTGTAGAGGGTGTTATGAAAAAGATCAGGAATAAAAAAGCAGCTAGCAAAAGCTAACTGCTCATCTCCAAGGGGGAACTAGGAGAAAGGCTAGGGACTTCATTAAATGGGTTCTGGCTATCGCCTATCTATATTATTGACGGAATATTGAGTTTTATTCAGGGGAGGAAGAGAAAAATGAAAATGGTTCGTAGGCGCACTGTTATTCGATTGGAGAATCAAAGGAAAAGCGAAAGTAGATTTAGTGCGGTTAAATGGAATGTACAAATGCGTTTAGGTAAATGTAACTATAAGACTAAGGATATGTTAGGTGCATATCAGGACATGCAAGCCATAAAAAATAAAGTAAATGAACTTTTAGAAAGCGAGAGGTAGTTATGTCTGAATTAGCTTTGTATGAAATGAAGTGCGTAGATGATGATTGCGGGAAAATTAGTTTACAAGAGTTAGATTCTGAAAGATATAACAATTGCCCATACTGCGGTGATGATGTGATGTATACACCAGGGAAAATAGAGCCTGTTTTAGTGTACACACCGCGTTCGGAAAGAAACTCAACAAAATAATCCTTTTAAAGCGAGGTTGGGAGAATGCCAGAGAAACGGAGTAGGTTTGGAGAGACTGGTGACTTAAAGGTTACCTTTGAGGAAGATAGGAACATTCGATTGTATAGCGTATTGGGTGAATGTATAGAGAGTTTCTCAACTAAAGAGCAGGTCCAAGAGATGATTGAGTTTCTTGAAGAGTGTAAGAAAGAAATGGAGGAATAAAAATGGGACAAGGTAATCGTGGAATGGCTTTTGAGAAGCTTATTAATTTATCGAATGAAATGTATCAACGTGAGGGAGTGGCGCTTATAAACAAGCGTCCGACTCCTGTGAAGGTATTAAAAATGGTTTATGGCCGTGTGAAAGATGGATATTACGAATCTAAAAGTACCGTAGACTATGATGGCGTGTACAAGGGACGAGCTATAGCGTTTGAAGCGAAGTCTACAAATGAGATAAATAGATTTGATTTAAAGAACATCGCGCAGCACCAATTGGATTACCTGGAGACAGCGGAGAAGATGGGAGCAATTTGTTTCTTCCTTATTGGGTTTAGTAAGGATCAGTCAGTATTCGCGGTACCACTGTCAGTCATTCAATCTTACGTAAGGATGTCGCAGCAACCAAAAGGAAAGAAGTCGATACCAAGAGCAGATTTTGACATTTATGGGTACTTAGTAGAACAGACGGAACGAGCACCAGTTGATTACTTGCAATACGTAGATGAAGCAGTGGCGCCAGTTATGTTTGATGGCATGATTCAATTTGATCTGGACCATCAAAAGATAGCGAATAACATTGAAACAGCGAAAGAGAAGATGGAAAACAGGAAACGTAAGTTATTAAAGGCTTAATGGATAACGGAACCATGCAGAGTGGATGGTGGGGGCTACTCGCTATGCATGTTTCCCTTATTCAACAAAGAGATAGTAAAATTTCACGTACCTGATGTGAATGTAAAAAGACAAATTCAGAAATAGGGGGATTATTGATGGAGCAATTAGCATTCTTTCCAGAAATCACGAATGAGGAGTACAAAAAGATACAGAGAGAAGTAGCAAAGGCGTTATTCAACTACAGAGCTTTAAAAGTTCGTATGATTAATCAGGAAGAGTGTGCTGCGGAAAATATCAGTAGTCCTTTCGTTGAAATACGTAATACGAAGAAAATAAAGGATATAAAGTACATTCAAATGAAGAGAGCGTTAGAACATGCGCTAGATCCGGAACAGAGGGAGATTATTGAGAGGAAGTATCTTAATAATGGATTGATGAGCGATAAAGCCGTAAAAGCACAAATGATGATGGAGAACAACTGGTTCTATACACAAAAGAGACATGCGATTATGGCATTGGCTGAATCGCTACTTATTATTTAAAAAACACGGATAAAATGCGGATAAATTAACGATAAAGGAGCGGATAAGTAGATGCGCGATTCAAATTATTATTATCTTACAAGCCCTTTGACAACCGCATATCGAAGAGGATTAGTACACCTATAAGTGAAACGTTCTTATGCGAGAATGTCACGGTAACGTATACCGCATAGTAGGGCGGGCAAGGCGGTAAGAACCCGCGTTAAGACGAAAAGACCAATGAATGTATTACAATGACATATTCCAGTGTGGCGGGTGCGAGATATACCGCATTCGTCATGCTGTTTCTAATTTGTATTTATCAATCAGCTCGGAACGCGTCCTCTGGGTTGATAATAAATATAAGTCTATTACTCTCTAGTATGTCGGTTCTTGAAAATGGAATGGGGGGTGGTTGCTCATGATTGAGTGACACTTGCATTCTAAAAATCTAAAAAAGTATACGTGATCTCGTACATTAGTAATTACTCACGATTCTTATTAATGACCAAAACGAGGGCAAAGAGTTCCGCTCTTTGTTTGAGCCAGTACAACGGAACGGGTCCCCTCCGTCTAATGCATGTGCTGGTTCAAACAAGGCGTCGGAAGAAACGTACACGTCTTGATATAAATTAAAAATCCTTTATAAGAGAGTCCCTAGCTCTCTTTGAGCATATAGGAAACTGTATGTTGAAAGAGGTTATGTATGTATGGGACTTGCTCCCCGTCGTAACTGAGCGCAGATTGATCAAACAGGAATGAATTGACTCGAGGAACGATTCATTTCGACTCTACGGAGTATAAACGAGAAGAGAAAGCAACATATGAGTGCTGAAAGAGATATAGGAAGCTCTTGCTCTTCTCCCAGTCACCGAACACAGGGCGTGTAGCCATTATAGTTGATGCGGTGGCTTGGAGAAGGTTGAGAGTACTCAGCCTTGGACTAAGAGAAACTTTGCCATTTGTTTTCTCTCTTCCATCCCCTTGAAAGAAAGCTGTCACTTCGGTGGTGGCTTTTTTATTTCTTTGGAGAGGATTGTATCTAATTATGTCGAATAAGTATATTTGTATATATTAGAACAAGGGAGATGGAGAAATGGAAAACACTGAATTAGAAGAACGTTTAGCACATATTGAGTTTAGACAACAGTTATTATTTGAGAATACAGGTCTTTCACGATTTTTATTCGAATGTAATGTAACCCAACTAGAATATCGTGCAATTATGGATGTTATGGATTCTTATCGTGTGAAAATTGGTAGAGGTGAAGAAGTAAGTAGCCATATATTCGAACAAGAAATATATGAAGCTGTACCGAGTCATCGCGGAGATTACCATTTCGCTGAAGGATTAGCACAAGAGTTTCATAATGAAAGAAGATGGGAAGAAGTTTTCCAAACTTTATATGCGAATAGAGTATAGTAAAGAAAAGTGCATCCATAACGGGTGCTTTTTTCTTTGTTATATAGAAATTACACATTAAACGTGAAGTTGCATAGGAGGATGAATAATGGAAGAAGTAAAGTGTCCTAGGAACAAATTAGATATTGAAGTTAATGTTGATACTGATGAAGCACAGGAGAGAATTGAACGATTAACACAAGCTGCTGAGAAATGTACAAAAGCATTTGAGGAATTAGGAGATGCAATTGCTAGTTTGGGTACGTTGATACAGATTCCAGAGGTTAAAGATCATATTGAATTTTTTAATAAAGACATAGCAAACGGATTAAATGATTAAACCAATAGCAATTATCGTAGGCGCTGCCGTGATCTGGGTGGCGTCTTGTTTGTTGTTAAGGAAAGATAAGGGTTACAAAACAAACGAACACAACGAACGAAAAGGAAAAGCAAGAATCAAATGATTCCTGCTAGGTGGAGAGCTTGGATTAGTTGAGCAAGGGCTGAGATTAATTCACCAGTAGCTGCAACGAATTCAGGTGAAACGGTAATGTTTAGTTTATCCTTGATTTCTATTTTCATAGTACAACCTCCTTGTAATGGTATAAGTACATGAATTGGAGAATTTGGGTTTCTCTTGGCTATATACATTCGGAGGCTAATGAAGTAACAAAAATAGAGATAGTTAATGATGTCCCGTTTAGGTCTACCCTATACGGACATAAGAGAGCAAACGAATTAATTATATTTACCAACGTCCTGTTTACATGTTCGGAAAATAAATGGTATTATGTACTTAGAATTAATTTCCGAACATGTTAACGGACAAAGGGGAAGATATTATGATAATCGGTTATGCTCGTGTTTCTACACAAGAACAAAATTTAGCAAGGCAATTGAAACAGCTAAGTGATTATGGATGTGATCATGTGTATGAAGAGAAAACAAGCGGAGCGACAACAAACAGAGAAGAACTTCAATTAATGCTTGATAATTTAAAAGCAGGTGACACGATTGTAGTTACCGATTTAACACGTATTAGTCGTAGTACAAAGGATTTATTTGAACTGATTGAAGTTATTAAGAGTAAAGGAGCTTCGATTAAATCATTAAAAGATACTTGGCTTGATACGACAAGTGATAATCCATATAGTACTTTCCTACTTACTGTTATGGCTGGTGTTAACCAGTTAGAAAGGGATTTACTTAAGATGCGTCAAAGAGAAGGTATAGACCTTGCTAAACAACGTGGCGTATATAAGGGAAGACCTAAGAAGTACGGTGATAAAAACCCTAAAATGGAGCATGCTTTAGAATTGCTTGCTAATCGTGAAGAAAATGGCTACACAGTTAAGAAGATATGTGAAGTTACCAGCGTAAGTCGCACGGTTCTTTATGAGAGAGCGAAAGAAAAGGGGATTATGTAGGAGGGGAAAGGTATGGGAGAATTAAAATTCATGAGCCTTGATGAATTTAATAATCGAGTTCATCAGGTTGATAGTGGTGTTTATTTAATAACGGATGTAGAAGATAATATAATTTATGTAGGAAAGGGCTTGAGTATTAAGAAAAGAGTTAACGCTCACTTTAAAGGATATTCTAAAAATACTCAAGAGCTTTCTTATTTATTTAATAAAATAGCTTATATACTAGAGGAAAGTCCGTTAAAGCGTTCCTTGTTAGAGATACAATTTATGATTGAATATAAGACCGTTTTAAATAAAGAAGTCCAAGAAGAATTTCCTGATATTTATACAGAATATATTAAACGAACGAATAAAACCTGTAGCAAGGTTATCATGAAACAAGAAATTGATGAAGCCGTGGAACAAGCAAAAATTGAAGATGTTGCTAGGAATTTAAAACAAGAAAAACAATTAATAAGGAAACAAGAAAAACAACGGATTGAACTCGAAAAGCAAAGGCTAGAAGAGGAAAAGAGAAAGAAATTTGCAGCAAAAGCACTTGAACTGCAAAAGAAAAGAGATAGAGAAAGAGATAAATTTAGAAAAGACTTATTGAGAGCAGTTGGGGGAAAAGCTATATTTTATGAAGTAATATCATTGTTAGACAGTGGATATAATCCTTACATGTTATCAAAAGCACTGAATATTGACTGCCAAGCAATAATTACAATTAAAGAACATAGAAAAGATTTTAGAGTACCGCGTAATCATAAAAGAATGATAAAACACCAAGATATAATGTACTCTTTAAATGGCAAGGAAGATAAAGGGAATTCAAGATTAAATCATTTACTTTAAAGTAGCGAATCCGCTGCTTTTTTATTTTATAAAGAAAAAAGCCCTACCTGGGCTAGATACTTTTCTTCATGCCGCATTTACGGCATTCTCTTATATAGATGAAATTTTTAACGGAACTTTTGAATGCGGTATTTCCGCAATTATCACAACGACCACTGATTTTATCAGGATGTTCTGTGTATGTGTATATTTTGGTTAAATCGTACTTTTGTTCAGGTTCTTTATTTTCCATTAGTCTCACCTACATATCAATCTGAATTAATACAGCTTTACCATAATAACATGAAGTGTTCATATAATGGATGTTTTTATTTGATAAAGAGAACCTGCAAACTTGCAGATTCTCATGATAATGATTCATGGAGCAAGACCCGAAAATATAATACAATAATTCGAAAATGAGTTCAAGTAAATAAAAAGAACCCGCTGGAGTTCGGGTCCTTTCAGAAGTGATGATGTATTCTCGGCTTGGGAACTGAGAAAAACACAAAAATATAATACATCGAGTATTAGAGAATTTCAAGAATAAATTAGGGATTACCGCGAGGTGGTGAATATGGCTAGGCAACGAAGCCCAGATCGTGACAAAGCATTTGAAATATATAAAACAAGTAAAGGTGAGAAGCCACTAATTGATATTGCAGATGAGTTAAATCTCAAGCCTTCACAAATTAGAAAGTGGAAATCACAAGATAAATGGGATGAACAAATGAATGGTAACGTTACTATTGCGAAAAGGAGCGTTACTAATGTTAAAAATCCCAAAACGAAAGAAAAACTAAAAGAGATTCTAGAGGATGAAGAGCTGACCGAAAAGGAAAGGCTCTTTTGTTTGTATTACGTGAAATACTTCAATGGCACGCAAGCTGCACTGAAGGCTGGTTACTCCAAAGATGGTGCTCACGTGCAAGCTAGTCGATTACTAAGACGTGAACGAGTTTCTTCCTATATAAAAGAGCTTAAGGGCGAGCTAGTTGAAAATGTATTTGTTGAAGCAATGGATGTGTTGAAAGAGTACATTAAGATTGCCTTTGCTGATATTACTAACTATGTGACTTTTGGACAAAAGGAAGTTCCTGTTATGGGGTTATATGGTCCTATGAAAGATGAATCAGGAAAAGAGATAACTCGTATCGTCAATTATGTAGACTTACATGAAGCCGACATGGTTGATGGTTCCATAATTACTGAAGTGAAGCTAGGGAAAGATGGAGTGTCAGTTAAACTTGCTGACAAGATGAAAGCCCTGGATAAACTGGCGCAGTACTTCGATTTAGTTCCTGACAACTTTAAACGCCAAATTGAAGAGGAACGCCACAAAATGCAGATGGAAGTACAGAAAGCTCAAGTTGATAAGATTAAAGCTGACACTGCTCGCATTAAAGGTGAAGATGGTGATGATTACGAAGACGACGGTTTCAAAGAAGCGCTAGAAGGTAAGGTAGAGGAAGTGTGGGATGACCATGACGACGATTCCGAAGCGTAAAAAGAAACCTGCTCCATTCAAATTTAAGCCATTCTCCAAGAAGCAGCTGAAGGTATTAACCTGGTGGAAGCCTAACAGTCCCGTTAAAGATTATGACGGGATTATTTGTGATGGCTCCATTCGTGCTGGTAAGACAGTATCAATGGCTCTATCCTATGTTATGTGGGCAATGGAATCGTTTGAAGGTGAGAACTTCGGTATGTGTGGTAAAACGATTGGTTCGCACCGTCGTAACGTTATAACGCCACTTAAAAAGATGCTGAAATCTCGCGGGTATAAGGTTAAGGATCACCGTAGTGAGAATATGCTTACCATCACTAAAGATGGCGTAACAAATTTCTTTTATATTTTTGGTGGGAAAGATGAAGCGTCACAAGATCTTATCCAAGGTATTACTTTAGCGGGATGTTTTTTTGACGAAGTTGTGCTTATGGTACGTTCATTTGTTAACCAAGCAACTGGACGTTGTTCTGTAGAAGGTTCAAAAGTTTGGTTTAACTGTAACCCTGGTGGACCTTATCATTGGTTTAAAACAGAATGGTTAGATAAGGCGAGAGAAAAGAACTTGCTACACATTCGCTTTACGATGGACGATAACTTATCTTTGTCTGAAAAGGTAAAGCAACGTTATTACAAGATGTATAGCGGGGTTTTCTTTAAACGA